TCTAGCGTTAAGGTTAGAAGTAAAAGCCGCTGACGGAAAAATAAAAGCTATGCCATCCAAAGAACCTGCTTGTGCATAAACAGAAACTGTGTAAGCAAGACCGCTTGTAAAAGATTGCGTTGGCGTAATTACGCTATGAGCCGCAGCGGCGCCATCGTTGCTATCAGTTAGAGTATCAGCAGTGACAGTTCCATTTGGCGCTGAAACCGAGTTAGCGGAAATAGTAATGTTGCTTTTCCCCCAACTCGCATTATCAAACTCCTCACTCCTTAGCAGCAGGTTCGTCACCGCCGACTGCAGCGTTCCCGCGCTGTCGATGTAGGTCGCGATGCTGGCGCGGGTGAACGCAACTAAATTTTGCCCAGTTGTAGAATCAATTAAACTTTTAGTAGACGCAAAGTTTAAATCAAGAGCAGCATTTTTAAATACAGTAGAGACAAAGTTTCCAGCTGTTAAAGCTTTTAAATGAGGAAGTATAAACATCTTGATTAGTTTGTAGTATCGCCAGTAAGAATGTATTCGTTTGTTATTACGCTAACTAAAGATGCAATTGCATATTGGCCACCTGTTTTATTTGTGTTATTTCGTAAACGCAAAGTTGCGCCGGCTCCAGCGGTTACCGTTATTTGTCCTGTTCCATACTGGACGATGCTGCATGTAAAACGTTTGTCTAATCCTGCTGGAATTGTTAACGTAATAGCAGATGAATTTGTAAAAACAACAATTTTTCCGTTGTCATTATTATTTAAAGTATAAGCGGTAGCTGTTTTTGTTGTTACCCCAGGGGGGTTTAATTGATACGTATCCGCTGAAACACCAGGAAAATTACAATACTGCTTGTAAATAGCTGTGCCTTCAGAATTTATTAAAGGAAATTTAGGCATGTGCGTACCTTCTTGTTTTTGTAAGTCTAGCAGGACAAATTAAGCTTGGGCTTCTGTCCAGGGAAGACGCGTAGCAATTGTGTTAGTAGTAACAGCTCACCGGATCACTCGTATTCCAATTTTAACACCACGTTTTGATTAGTAGCTTAAAATAATAGAAAGTATCTGTGGTAACCAAGTGCAAGTTCGTTATATCAATGATTATGGTGATGGAACCTCAGGTTTTATTGACTATGGTTCTGGGATTGTGGTTACTACAGCTAGTGGTCAACCCCTTCCTGTAACAACGCAATCAAACAGCACAGCAACAGATGCATTCGGTCGGCTTCGTACGTCTAGCCCTTTGACTCTGTTTGATTCAAGCCATCGTTACAAAGACAATGGACTGTGGACTACCGCTACGGGAACTGGTGGTACAACAACGTTTGATGCTAATGCTGGTCTTGTCACACTAAATACAACTACTGCTTCTGGCTCGTCAATCGTTCGGGAAACAACTAAGTGTTTTTCCTATCAACCAGGGAAATCCCTGTTGGTGATGTCCACGTTTGTAATGAACGCACCGCAAACAAACCTGCGGCAACGTGTTGGATACTATGGTGTTAGCAATGGCATGTTCCTTGAACAAGATGGAACAACCATATCGCTTGTTAAGCGTAGTGCAGTAACTGGTTCTACGGTTGACACCAAGGTTGCCAAGGCTAGTTGGAACATTGATCCAATGGATGGCTCTGGTCCATCCGGTTACACACTTGATCTTACTAAAGCGCAAATCTTATGGATGGATATTGAGTGGTTAGGACTTGGTACGGTTCGCATTGGTTTTATTATCAATGGGGAATTTGTACACTGCCATTCATTTCACCATGCAAACTTAGTTACTTCAACGTATATAACAACAGCATCCCTTCCACTGCGATATGAAATTACCAATACAAATACAACAGCTGCTACCAGTACGTTAAAACAAATTTGTTCAACTGTTCTTTCAGAAGGTGGTTACGAATTACGTGGATCGCAGCAAGCTGTAGGCACAACCATTACGGGAGCATACAATCTAACCGCCTCTGGAACTTACTATCCACCAGTAGCTATTCGACTTAAAGCTGCTAATTTAGATGCAATTGCAATTATTACAGCAGTTGCAATTATGGCAAGTGGGGGAACTGCCAATTATAGCTGGCGTGTTAACCAAGCCGCAACCGTTAGTGGCGGTACATGGACCAGTGCAGGAGTTAATTCTTCTGTTGAATATAACTTATCTGGTGTGTCAAGCAGTGGTGGTCGTGTTTTGGCTCAAGGATATTTTGCTGGTGGTAACAACAATCAAGTTCCTATTAATATTCTTAAAGAAGCCGTGTTTCAATCTCAATTGGAACGAGATGGTTTAACAAGCACTCCTTATGAAATCAGTGTTACTGTTGCGGCTAGCTCAAATAACCAAGGTGTTTATGCATCGATAGACTGGGAGGAAATATCCAGGTAAGCTTTGGTAAACTAGATAGATAAAGGTATTTGACTATGTATACTCCCGGTCCTCAACAGTATCAAGTTGCTGAAACTCCCCAGGCTCAACCGGTTCCTCAGCCTCAGGACAAACCTAAAGCTCCTACTAAATCCAAGGCCGGTGGTGATGTGGGTGCATTCATCCAGCAGTGCATTTCACTTTGCGCTTACCTCAAGGAACTTGAAACCCAATCACATTTAATTCATCTCAACTACGAGGGATCAAACTTCCTTGGGGTCCATGCATTCCTGAAGGATCAATACGAGGCTCACCTGGAGCAGTTTGATACCCTTGCTGAGTTTGTTCGCAGCATGGACTACTTGATGCCAATGTGTGGTTGTGGGCTTAAAGATGCTGCTCCTCCCATGCAGGCAGTGACTTCCTACAAAGGCGCTGACATGCTTGGCGTGTACTACAAGAACCTTGAGGAGCTGGGCATGAAAGCCAAGAAGCTTGAGCCGGTAGCACAAAAGGTTGGGGCAATTGACATCCAAAACTACATGGCTGACCTTGTTGGCCAGGCATTTAAAGCTGCTTGGTTTGTTAAAGCGGTACTTAGGTCTTCTTGAATTTCTGCCCTGGGATAACTGGTTGCATTACAGCATCGTAATGTGACCAGCCAAGCTTTAAACGTCGTTCAATAGTTTGGCGTTTAAGTCCTGTTTCTAATGCCCATTCTTTAACTGTTTGGCATTTGCCGTCAATCGTAATAGAAATACACATTGAACGATTTCTATTTTGTTCGGTACGTGTTGCCCACCTGCAATTATCTGGGCAATAGTCTCCTGTTGAGCTAATGCGTTCAATTGAATAATTAGGGCCCGGCCTTTCACCCATGTCTTTTAAAAAATTTTCAAACACAGTCCACCGGCTGCAAACTTTTATCCCTTTTGCGCCGTAATTTTCATACGCTTTTGTATTTGAATTTTGACAACGGGTTTTCATATTATGCCAAGTAGAATGAGTCAATGAACGCTTACTATTTAAAGAATGGCCGTGACGTTGGGTGCTCATGTAAAGTTGCCGTTGTAACCATGCTAACACATAAAGCTACGTTGAGGAATGGGTGATGGAATTTTTTGATCCTTCTTCTTTGTCTAATTTGCCAACAGACTTTGGCGATGTAGCCATGAGTCGTGGACAAGCTCGTCAAATTATTGATCGTTTTACCCAGGAAGCAGTAAAGAAAAACATAACTCCCGATGCTTTTCAAGAAGGTTTGTACTACTTAGGTCAAGTAGGCCAAAGTCCTGACTTCACTCGAAGCACAATTCGCAATACATTAAAAAGCCCAATGGGCAGATTAATGCTTGATAATCCACAGTTGGCAACGCAAGCAGTTGGCCAGTTTGGTAGTTTGGTTGAAGGTGTTAATCCTGCATTAGCAGGTAAACACATGGGATTGGTAAACCAATTAATGCAAGAAGCTAAAAAAGATAACCTGTTGCGATCCAATGTAACTTATGACGAAATCAAACGTGAAGTACAACAACCCATGTACGGCGCTTTACAGGATTGGGTAAAAGATAAAAAAAGTAATGCAGCTGCAGTAGAAGTTTTAAACAAGTCATCTTTAGGAAAAAATATTACACCGGGTACGGTAAATTACATCTTCCCTAAAGGTATGCCAAAGACTGGGCTTCCTCAATACGCATTGGGAATACCTTTTAAATAGTTAATCACTCCAGTGCTCAAGCCGGTGGCAGTTACAGCATAGCGGAATACATTTATTGATTTCTTCTTGGATACGGCGCCAGGCGTATCCGTGATTGACCATACTTGACACATTTAAATCCTTGTCACCTACATGGTGAAACTCAAGGACTCTATAGTCTTCCAGGGCGCAATGCTCACACTTAAGAGTCTTCTTGTATTCCAAGAATCTCTTTCGGTTTTCTTGTAACCTGCGTGTACTTGTTGACACTAAAGCCTACGCATTCTTTTTCAGTATAAAGGGTCGTGCCGGAATCGAACCGACTTTCAATGTGTGTTGTCCACCCGTCCTTACCAATAGACTACCGACCCAGCCCGATGCAAAGCAGAGCGGGAACATAAACATCATACACAAAAAATCCCGGCTACTCACACCGGGATTAAGCATCCTTACCGCTGTTGCAAGCCCTACCGTAAGGTGTCAGGGTTTCGACTATTACCCTGGAGCTTTAGTGCTCTCCGATACACTATCACTTTTTCTTTTTTGCTGCGGCATCTTTTTTCTTGGCAATCATCTCTTTGAACTTATCGCGAGCCTCAGTTTGTTTGGCAGATGCGCCACCTTTGCCCTTGGCGGGAGGTACAGCTTTCTTGGGGGGAACAGGCTTTTTCTTTTCCATGATAATCAGGAATCTTTATTAAGTATAAGCGGGTTATTTGTTTTTGTAACGCTTGGCTGCGCGAGCTGCACGCCCGGCTTTTTCCGCTGCTTCTGTGTTGGGAACAAACTGTTTTCCTTTTTGGCTACCAGTGCGTTTCTTTTGGTCGGTCTCCTGACGTTCTTCTTTTGACAGTGAGGCCCAGGCGCTTTCTGGTAGGTAGCGTTTTGTATATCCTTTTTGAATTGCTTTGTCTGCCATTACTTTGAGTCTTTATATTTTTTGGCAGCAGATTTGGCTTTACTTCGTTTCTCATATTCATCCTTAGTCATCCACTTCTCTTTGCCCCATTTCTCCAGGGACTTCTGCTTTTCTCCCTTGCCTCCTTTATATCCCCCTCCTTCTTTTTCGTACTCTTGTGCAACAAGCTGAGCCTTGCGTGCCGAAATAATTAATTAGCCTTACGGCTACGACCACTCTCCCGGTTTGCCTCCACGACCTTCACGCATGACTTTATTTTTAATGCGCTCACGCAGATCTGGCTTGGTGTACTTGCTTTTGTCTTCAGCCATAACTTCCTCGCTCTTTAAGATAAATGACTGCGTTTGTCAATACATCTATATTATCACCAAACAAACCTAAAGCTCTGTTGCATTCTTTACACAACAAACCTCTGAATTCATTGGTTTTATGGTTGTGATCTATGGCTAAAGATTGACCAACTTTAGGTGGGTCTTGGCAAATTGCGCATAAACCTTCCTGGGCTTCAAGCACTATGTCGTATTGCTGTTTTGTTATTCCTCTGCGTTCATATTTTTTGTGTTGATTATGAAGCAAATTTTGCCCTTGTTTTTTAACTTTCTGATAGTGTTCCTTGTTATTGTTTACCCATTTATCCCAACTTAGTTTATTGCAGGCTTTGCATGAAGAATGAAGATACAATTTACCGTCTTGCTTTCTTCTTCTAAAACAATCCCAATCTAAATAATGAGCACATTTAGAGCATTGTTTTTGACCGTCTGCTCCATACAACAATTTAAATCGACGGTTAACTAAAGAGCTGCAATCCTTGCATACGCTGTCTCTTTTTATATTACCGGCAGAGTTATACCCTTTGTTTCCAAAATTTTCATGCGGCTTTCGGGTTCCGCATTCTCGGCAAAGCTTTTGCATTGGTTAGTTTGTGCTTTTCTTACAATAGCACAAAATCACTGCCCCGGCTTGCCACCCTTGGAGCCAGCCATCACCCGATCTTTGATGCGCTCGCGTAACTCTGGTTTTGAATACTTACTATCGTCCTGAGCCATCAGGATTGTTTTTGTTTTTCTTCTAATATTTTAACCCACTTACATGGTTTCATACTCAATTCCCACCCAAGGGGTGGCTTGGGAATTTGATAACTCAACCATGCAAAGTAACGGTCTAACCGTTCTTCATCCGAAGGGACTGTCCTCTTTTTGTTTGTGGCCATGACCAAACTTCTCTAAGATCTGATCCATGGATTCAACTGATTCTAAACGTACGAGAAGATCAGAGATAGTTGCAATGGTCATTGGATGTTCAGATCTGGCGGCAAACGCAAGCGCGTCACGAAGTTGCTCGGCGGCTTGATTGACTGCTTCTTTGACCTGACTGGATAAAGACATTTCAGAAGTGCGGGGTCCTCTAAGTATAAACGTGTTGGTGTACATATGTCTTTTGGACTAACCCAAACAGTATGAAATGCCGTATCAACTTTTGCAATACGGCATTTACTGCTATGAGGTAGGGGTTACAGCTCCTGCCACACCCAGCCAACTTGATAGTCGTCAAGGAATGGCTCGATGCCCAGGGACTCCATTAGTTCGTAGACCAGGCGTCCTTTGCCCAGGCGTTTACCCTCGTGCTTGATGTTGTCATCAATGACAATAAGGGTGTCATGCTGAATGATGTCCTTAGCTGCAAACAATTCCTTAAGATGATGTGCAGCGGGGGCCCAATCATCGTGCCAATTTTGGATGTTGTAGGAATCCAGGTAGAGGAGCGTGACGTTTCCCCGTAACGTGCCAAGGAATTCAACTGAGTCGGACTCGACAACTTCGGTAAGATTACTGGTGTTTGCTGATGCCAGAGCGCAGGCTTTGGGGTCATTGTCAATAGAGATTACGTTGCCACAACGATCGTTGGCGTAGTTGTCAAAGAGGAGGGTCGAGCAACCATCTCCGGTGAAGTTGTTCTCCTCGCGGTATGTGCCAGTTTCAATAATGGTTGGATTGGTGGTTTCATCCAGGTAGGCAAAGATCTTTTCAAAGCCTTGTGCCCTGGCGCCAAGCTTTGGTTTTACTTCGGTAAAGTAGTCGTCCCAGCTAGTCATGGCGTTTTACAAATCAACTCGAGTATAAGAGATATCTTCGTTCTGTAAGCTTTGTTCAAATGCGTCGGCTTCAATGGTTTCAATGTCTTCCACTACGGGCCAGCCGTCAAGGTCGTAGTAGAAACGGGTGAGATTACAGGACATGGACAAGATTCCAAATGGAAGATTTGGTGGTTAACTCGGTGACTAAGATGATGGTTACTGCTAGCATAGCGAGCCTTCCGTTGACACGCTCTGCATACCAGGTGAAATCATCTGGGTGAGTGGGTGGTTTCCAGAAGACTAAGTCTGGGAGATACTCCTTGACAATTTCAGTAATGATCCAGGAGGTGCAGCTGTACCATCCACGGATTGAGTACCAGAACTTATCGAGTCCTGTCATTGTCCTGTAGTAGAGGCAATAAAGATCAGATAAGCATCAATAGCCACAACTGTCAATAGAGCCAGGAGGATGCTGGAGATTGCGTACACAAAACCGTTCGTTCGCACTTTGATAATTAGTGTGGTAACTTGAGGATAATATATAAAAGCTTCAATGGTTGCTAAGATAGATTTATCGGATCCTTGGATTAAGGTCCAGGATAAGCAACCGGATCTCATGCGGAACCTAAACAGGGCCGCAACCAGAATTACGCTTAACGGCAAAAGGCATTACACCACGCCGTTACCCACTGGCCCAGCCCCGTCTGTAACTACAATCATATCTGAGACTGCTTCCGAAGCAAACAAACGGAAGCTCGAAATGTGGTCAAAAAATAATCCAGGTGTTAAGGAGGCCGCTGCTGAAAGGGGGACTGCCATCCACTATGGTATGGAGCAGTACCTAAAAGGGAACAAAACCCCGGAGATCGCTGATGAGTACCAAGACTTTTGGCAAGGTATGCCGTCAATTCTGGATCAGTTTGACGAAGTCTTATGGGCAGAGACGCCTGTGGTTGATCGGTTTAAATTCACTATTGGCGCTGATGACGTTGCTCGCGTTTGGGGTTGCGATCCTGACGGGCGAGCTTGGGCTGGTGCTCCCGACATTATCGGTGTGGTTAATAACAAGCTTACTCTCGCTGATTTGAAGACCAGCGTCAAACCCTACAGTCGCAAGTGGCCTAAAGACCTGGAGAAAGGGTCGCCTGAATGGCGTGATCTCTTGGGTGGTCATATGAAATTTAAAAAAACTTTGAAGCAGCTCGCAGCTTACGACTTGGCTATTGCCCAGACGCTTGGCATCAAGGTCCAGCAGGCTGCCATCTTGGTATCAACACCGGTGCGTACACAAGTCTTTAAGATCTCTAGGAATTTTCTTAATGCTTTGCATGCGGATTGGCACAAACTGGTTGAAGAGTATTACACGCAAATGAAAGAGTATGGTCAGCAGGACCAGGATCTTGTCTGAGATATAAGTGGGTCTAATGAGTCTCAAAACTCTGGGAAGTCGTAAGGTTGTCCTTGGATTGGTGGCTCTAGGATAAGTAAACAACCAAGCAACCCTCCGATGGAAATCTACGTTTCCGTTGGTGAGTGGATGAATAGTCTTCAGAATCGCATGAATAGTGCGATGGATGGGGACTGTTTTTATCTGCCCACCACCATGCATCTTCATGCTTTTTTCTTGGTGAAGGACCAGGCATTTGCCAATAAAGACTTTAAAGTGGAACTCATGCCATCAGTTAACGAATGACTAATACTTCTCAGCTCTCGCTCCGGCCCGGCGAAATTCGTTTTGATTACATCCCAGCGGATTGGCCACTCACTCCGCTTGGTGCCAATAAGGATCCGTATGTTGCTGGATGGCAGAACAAACCGTTTAGTGTCAAGGAAATTGAAAATGAATTGACAAGCGGGAAGTGTAAGGCTATCGGCCTGCTCGGTGGTCCTGTTTACAACCATCCGTACGGTTTCATCTGGATTGACATTGATGGCCCATCGGTGTACCAGCTGGTGGAAGAGTTGGCTGATGCACCTTTCATTGAGGTGATGCCGCCCACGCTGACAATTTTCAGTGGGAAGGAAGGTAGGGAGCGTAGGTTATACCGGGTTAGTCGTGAGAAACATAAGCACATCGTTCGGAATAAGTACACGTGGCACGCAGCAGTAGACAAAGAGAAGCTTGAGATTCTGTGGAAGCGGCACCAGGGTGTGTTAATGGGGTTACATCCGGAAACGGATGGGTACTACACAGCTCCAGGCCTTGGGTTTGAGTGGGCAAAGTCTGTGCCTGAAGTGCCGGACTTCTTGTTGAATGCCATCATCAACAAAAATGTCAAGCAAGGTATTCCGGCAAAGGAAACAACGCGTGTTATCGGTCCAGGGTTTGCGATCAACAGTGTTGTGGACCTTGACCGGGATATGAAGCTTGCCGCAGAGGCAATGTGGGGTATGCCTCCAGAGGCGGCGGATGACTATGACATCTGGATTACGGTCGGTCAATCACTCCATAATCTCGATGAATCACTCCTTGATCAGTGGGAAGAATGGTCCAAGCAGTCGGACAAGTATAGGGAGGGGGAGTGTCACCGGCGGTGGCTGTCGTTTACTCGTGGCTCCGGTCGCAGCATTGGCTCACTGATTCACGTTGCTCGTGAGCAAGGGTGGCAGCCGTCCCAGGAGTATAGGGGGCTGAGTGTTGATGATGCGACATTAGAGCACGCTTCAAAATTATTGGCTGAAATTGATCTGGAAGAATCTCAAATGACTCCCGTAATCGCTCCATGTGCTGCATCCGATGCCACTCAGACAAATCAATGGCAGTCGCAGGAGCTGGACACAAAAAACATGAAGTCAAAAGAAGAGAAGAAAACGTCAAAGAACCCGTCATCCAGCCAAATCGTAGATCATTTGCGCTCAACATATAACGGAGATCTGCGCTTTAGTCAAGCCCACGGTCAATTCTTTATTTATGCTAAAGAAAGTGATGGGCTTTGGTCGCCTCTCACAAAGATCGAAATGATGGGTGACATTCGGGAAAAACTGCAAGTACTGCACCTTCCCGGTGGATTCACTTCTAATTTAATGAATGACATCTACCTGCAGCTCCAGGCGGTGTTGGTGTTTGATGATTGGTATGACGGTTCCAACTACCTGTTGTTTACTAATGGGGTGCTGGATATTGAGAAGAAGGAGTTGCTTCCGTTCAATCGGGGGATGCATCTGACCCAGCAAATGCCTTATCGGTATGATCCAGCGGCTGGGTGTGAAGACATCATTAAGTGGCTGAAGCATGTGCAGCACGGTAGCTGGGAACGTGTTCAGGTGTTACGTGCATGGTTGCGTGCCACGCTATTAGGGCGTTATGAGATCCAGAAGTTTGTGGAGATTGTTGGCCCTGGTAAGTCCGGTAAGTCGACCTATGCAAACCTGGCTGTGGCATTGGTTGGTAAGCAGAATACCTACTCAACAGACTTTGAGAATCTGGAGAAGAATAGGTTTGAAGCTGCAAGCTACATGGGCAAGAAGCTTCTGCTGTTCCAGGATGCGGATAGGTGGGGTGGATCGGTATCGAAGTTGAAGGCAATTACCGGTAATGATTGGATCCGTAGTGAACGCAAGTATCAAAGCGAAAGTCAGGATCCGTTTCAGTATCATGGAGTTGTGATGATTACAGCCAATGAAGCTATTCAATCAACTGATTACACTTCTGGCCTTGCGCGTCGCCGCCTTACTATTCCGTTCGACCGTCCGTTTGAGGGCGGTCAGGCAGAACAAAAAGAACTGATTAAGTTCGATTCCAAGGGTGTACCCCAGGGTGTGTTCGCTCCCTTGCTACCAGGGTTGGTGAACTGGTTGTTGGATATGACTGAGGATGACATGCGTGCTTGCCTCATGGAAACCGGTAAGAAGATTGATTTCTTCCGTAAGTATGAGAAGCAGCAAAGCCTGCGGTCGAATCCACTGTTGGATTGGATGGATCACAAGTTGGTGTTCCAGCCGAATGTGATGACGCACGTTGGTTTCTGTCAGCAGAATCCGAATGGAACTGGTGGCTATTACAAGGACAATACGCGTTGGTTGTATGCCAGCTATGCGGAGTTCTGTCGTAATTGCAACGTGGGCATCATGTCACGCGGCAGGTTTGAGCCTTTGTTCTTGGATATTTGCAGGCATCAGCTCAAACTGAACGTCTACTCCAAGAAAGCAGCGTCTGGTATGCAGGTCTTTAACATTGCCATCAAGGAGTCAAATATTGACAGGTACTTACAGCTGCCTTCGGTTGTGGAATTTGCAGCAAACCCTGACCGTTATAAGGATCAATACCCTGAGCTTTTTGTGCCTACTGGTGAGACAATAGAGAATGATGCAACAATGTAGTGGGAAATGGCCGGCATCTGATACTGGATCTATACGATTGTGATCCAGAGGTTTTGGATGATTACCAGGAGCTTCAACGATTGCTTGAGGCTTCTTTGGTAATGGCCAAAGCAACTATCCTGCGCATTATTGGCGAGAAGTTTAAGCCGCAAGGTGTCACACTATTGGCACTGCTGGCTGAATCCCACGCATCCATTCATTCGTGGCCTGAGATTGGGTATTGTGCAATCGATCTTTACACTTGTGGCGATACCACGCAGACGCATCGGGCAGCAGAATTCCTCAAGAAGAAGTTGAAGGCTAAAACTGTAGAGCAAAAAGAGTTGGTACGGTCGACTACTCCGTTGAATTGAGTATAGTAAAACGAGATAATTCGTCTTAAATGACTAAAAAAACTAAGATCCTTTGGGTTGCTGACTTTGCAGCAATGACTGGTTTCGGCCGTGTCAGTGGTGCGGTACTACCGCGACTGAAGGATGACTTTGAAATTGTGGTGCTCGCATGTAATTGGCATGGGGATCCAACGGATGAACAGAAAGATTTCAAGATGTATCCTGCGTCCAACCGATTCCAGCAGGCGCCCTTTGGTGAGGATCGCATTCGGGAGATTGTTGAGAAGGAACAGCCGGATATTGTGTTCAGCTTGAATGATCCTTGGATTGTTAGTGAACAGTACAGGCGTATTCAAGATCTGCACCAGCAGAAGAAGTTTAAGTTCTGTGGCTACCTCACGATGGATAGCTACAACTGGATTGGTGGCATCGATGCACACATCAATGAATGGGATGCGTTGATTGCATTTACGGAATTTGGTGCATACGAATTCTTTAAGGCGGGTATCACCAAGCCGGTCACTGTAATTCCGCATGGGTTGGATACGGATCTCTTTTATCCCATGGATAAGAAGGAGGCACGCAAGAAGCTGGGGCTGTCGGATGACATCTTCATCTGCCTGAATGCCAACAGGAATCAGTTCCGCAAACGGATGGACATTACGATTACAGCCTTTGCCAAGTTCGCAGTTGGTCGCCCGGATACGCAACTTTATATGCACTGCGGTACCAAGGATCAGGGGTGGGATATCATGCCGCTCTTCGGGCGGGAGATGAGTAAGAACGGACTTGATCCAAACGGTCGCATCATCATGACCAATAACAACCAGGGGCCGCCGAACGTTTCGGTGGAGTTCCTGAATTGCATCTATAACGCGGCTGATATTGGGATCAATACCACCAAGGGGGGTGGCTGGGAGCTAGTCAACTTTGAGAATGCTGCCTGCCGTGTGGCGCAAGTGGTGCCGGATCACACGAGCACCAAGGAGATTTTTGAGGGTTATGCCCCACTGATTCGTTGTGACCACGTGGATGTAGACACCAACATGGCACGGGAGATGCCCTGCCCCTCCGACCAACACCTGGCAGACATCCTTGCCAACCTCTACGACGATCGGGAGTACCTGAACAGTGTGGCCGATGCCTGCTACAAGCGGGTGACGGATCCTCAATTCAGTTGGGACTCAGTTGCGTCTCAGTTTGGCGGAGTGTTCCAGGAGGTGATGGAGGGTGGTGAGCCGGAAGTGGAAGAGAAACCAAAGAAGAAAAAGAAGGAAAAGCGGGTGAAACGGACGGTTGGGGCTGCGGCGTGAGACTGGTCTCATGTGAGATGACTGAGGCTTGATTGGTGCCAAGGTGATGGATCCCCTGGAAACAGGGGATTTTTTGTAGCAAGGTGTACGCATTGAGGAGGTGGAGTACGGGTAAAATCCGATAAAACCCCCTTCCTATCTTTACGTGACGCACATGACACTTTCAGTAAAGTGTCATTATTTGAGTCATGGTGAGACGGGAGTGAGACGGTGGGATTGGTGGGTTGTGCTTAGTGTCTCAAGTACAATCTCACTTGAGAATCCTTGACAAATAATGACACTTTCGGCAAAGTGTCATTTGGATCTAATAAAGATAAACAGGGGGTTTTATCGGGTTCTATGGCTAGACCAGGCGCACCACTGCCACCTCTCTGGTACTTGGAGTCCCAGCTTCGGTTGTCGGCTCAGTACCCATCTGGCCTGGAATGGGCCTGTACAACGGGCTGGCACGCTAAAGGAGACATGGCCGGGAAATACGTCCCATCCACCCGCTACTACGTGGTGAGGCTGGGGGGAGGGCAGTACCAGGCCCACAGGCTTGTCTACTTCCTGCGCACCGGCCAGGACCCCCTGGAGTCCTCTGTCATTCACGTCGCATCTGATCGTGACAACCGCAAGGAACTGATCCTTCGTTCCAGATCCCTTACCACCAATCTCATATTGGACTCAAACTGACATGGCTAATTTGATCGCTCAAGTTTCCGAACTCAACGCTCGGCTCAACATTCGTTATTTGCGAAATGCAAATCAATGTGACGACAAAACCCTCGATGAGTACGGCTACTACCGGGGCTATGTGTGTCCGCACAACCACGACATACGTGACCAGGAAAACCACTGGTGTTACTACTGTGTCCAGAAAATCTGGAAGAACGTCTGTGGTTTTGACATCAACTACCTGGATCCCAACTACAAACACAAATATGCTGCGATCTGGAACCGAATCAATGTCACAACCATGGATGAGTGCTGGCACATACGTGGCAATTCCAAACGTGCATGCCTTCCTTCTTACCGCTCTCACTACGCCAAGCAATCATCTGAATACGTTTCGCTCCATAAAGCTGTCTACCAGTGCGCATGGGGAGATGTTGGTAAGTTTTTTGTGACTCGCGTGTGTGGTAATCCGGAATGTTTTAATCCTGTCCACATGCTTTCCAGCTGGAACAGGGACTATCCTCCTGGCCGCATTCACCCACTCGTCTTGGAATTTGAGCCAAGTAAATTGATGTGCTATGCCAGGGCGCGGAAGAAAGTGCAGGCTGACGCTCTGGCTGCCACGCAGTATAAACAAACGATTACCAATCCACGGGAAGCAGGACCACCACCTGAATACGATGAGGGTTGAATTGAGCGCACTTACAATAAGGAAAAGGAATTATATCAAATAATGTCGCGCAACCCGGCTATCGCCCAAGCCAATCGCAGTAAATCAAATCCATTGGTACTTGGTACCTTTAGTACAACCTCGCTGCGCTATCTAAAGGGTAAGCTGGGCCCGCAAAATAAAGTCATTGGCTATAAGGATACCAACCAAACGTCAAACGGTGGCTTCGGCGGCGGCACCTACAATCATTGGTTTCAAATTAATCTTGTAATCCCTGGTTGGATTGTTGTTACCAAAGGGCCACCGCGTCCAAACTACATTCAAGTTTCTGCGTACGACTTAGATTCAATTCCAATCCAAGGACGTGGAGTTTTTGATGATGACTCTGTGTCAATCATCAGTGACAACGAAATCTCACATCCGTACCTTGGTACGGTTATGGGCGCACAATCGAATTTATACAACTTCTTCTCAAGGTTTCGCGTTGACCGTGGCGACGATCGCTACTACGCGCTGGAAGCTGGTGCATACTTAATTTGTGTTTCGACTACTCGCAATGAACCACTTGATTACGAGCTTGGACTTGTTGTTGAGTTTCCTCCAACCGAAATGTTTATCTCCCTGGAGGATGAGGGTGATATTGTTTACCTGCTCCAGGAGACCTCAATTGATTTCAGCCGTACAATCAATGTCATTTCTCCTGTTTCTGTTAACACTGTCATTTCCAGCAGCGTACAACAACCAAATGGATTTACCGAACTACTCTGCGCTATTAACTCAGGCATTACCGTTACCGTGCTCGATGGTTCCACTTGGTTTATTGGTGACCAGATTCCATCTGAACAAGGTGATCAATATTGGGTAAGCGTTGACACTGCAGACGACGAAGCCTATTTTCTTGCCATTCACGATCACTCTCTGTCAGAATGGCAGCAAGCATGGGAGTCTGAGCACCAGGACACGGACAAGTTCCCTGATATCTTTATCCCTCTCACTAACAGACCATGATTTACCGATTGCTTTCGTTTTGGTCTCGTCTTACAAAACAAAGGCCAACCAAAACAAAAACTCAGGAACATCGTTGGTATCAGTACTGCCAGGAAAATCCACACGCTAGTTGCTGCAAAATGTATGACGTATGAAGCTAAACGCTTTAGACGCCGCAAAAAAACAACAACGTATCAACTGAAAAACGGGTACATCTTTAAGATGCGCCTGATGCCGTGGCTAAGGACGGATGCTGGTTGCATTTGGCTGGCCAGCTTGGCAGTCGGCAAATCAAAACGTCAACTTAATGACTGGCTCAATAGACGCAACAAAAAGTCGGTGCGTTCCTTGTCAGCATCTTTGACGGGCCAAGAAGGAAACAAGATACAAGCTTTAGCTATCCGCCAAGTTCGTCATTGGGTAACTGATTTACCGCCTGGTGATTCTTTGTGTTTAAGGTGTGAGTCTGCAGTACCAGACAAACAATTTAATGTGTGGCGACGTTGGTTTGAAACGCATGAAGATCCAAGGTGGAGAATAAATCCAGATCTTAAATCTTTCTATATTTACAGGCCTAGCACTTTAGAATAAGGAAAAAGGTATTGATCATGTCCCAATTTCAGCGTTACCTGGAAATCTTGTTTGCTTTCCACGCTTTTTGTTCGTTAGTTTGTGCGCTGACTCCGACGCGCAAAGACGACACATTTATTGGTTATCTCTATCGTTTCCTTGAAGCCGGTGCTCTGTTGGTTGGTCGCGCCAAAGATCGCTGATCAATCGGGCAACGCTTGAAACCACCAGGTGCATCCGCCCTGTTTCTCTACCCAATCCCGTGTTGCATACGCCGCCTCTTTCGAGAGTGTGGCGCATTTTTTTTCATCCCCAACTTGCCAACACATATTGACACGTATGTGTGGATCTTTGTTTTTTACTTTAGCCATCAGTAGTCCCAGCGAATTCGTGCTTTACTTTCCCTCAGCCCAAGATGAACAAATCCCTTTTTGGCACCGTAACCAACTGAGTACGGCCAATTTTTGTCACACCAGTCTTGCAGTGTGTAGACACTGACGCCATCAATGTAAAAGTCAACGGCACCTTTGGAGGGTGTGTCGTAGGTGTGCTCACTGTTTCTTGCACCACCAACTTGTGAATTAATTGGTTCCGGTCGTGAACCACTAGTAATTACCAACGGCTTGTTTCCAAATGCAGCACGTGCTTTTTCTAAGAACTTACACAGTTCCAAAGCTGTCTCACACTGATACTGCTTGGTAAAACGACGAGCTTCTTGATTCAAAGTCAATTCACCGTAGGTGATGTGTTCCGTGACTTTGGTTGTGAATGGGCTCCAGGGTTGAAATTTAGCTGGCGTTTCAGGCTTTATTGCTGGCGCTGCGGGTTTATCTTGTTTGGATAAAATGCCAATCAGTTTTGTTGCGTAGTTTGGATCAGTTGCATACCCTTCGGTAACCAAAAGCCTGGCGCACTCTTCAGCACTTTTGGCACGATTAACACCTTTGTAACGACCAAAGTCTTTGTACCAGCGCTCGACTAAGTAGCAAACACAGGTGTAAAGGTCGGGAAAATCAATGAATCCGGCTTTGATCGTGACCCATTTACCGTTAAGAAATTCTTGGGTGTTGACGTTGGACCCACTTCCCTTTAATCCAAAGTAGTTGTGAGTACCTGATGTGTGTTTGCCCCAGCCTGATTCCAGTGCCCACTGAGCTGCAACAACTTCCGGATATTTACTGCCCGCTGCTTTTGCTGCTGCAAATACATTGTCCCAGGTGTTGTCAAAACTCTGGGGCGGTGTTGGTTTTTTTCGGTACATAGACGCAAAAGTCTCCAGGACCGAGGAGGAAACCTGATCCTGGAGCCAGTTAAATGCGTCAACTTGATGTGGCAGTCCTTTGAAAAACTCGGCTGCCTCGACAAATTTTATCGACATCGACCTAAAGCTTTTTACTAACTTTAGATCAGGTGTGCCAATTACTCAGCAGTTTCTTCTGCCACAACTTCGGGAGTAATGGCTTCTTCTTCCGATTCCGGTTCAAACTCCAAAGTATCAACCAGTTTGCCAATGAGTTCAACGGCAAACGCAATAAGGTTGCCGTCACCTGTGGCACGTGCAGAACCAAAGGAGTTGATGGCGGAAACCAGTTGAGACTTTTTGCAGGCCATGTCAGTCAGTTAGCTTACGTAAAGTATAGCAAATAATCACCAGGGGATGCCAGCCGCTAATGTCGGGTTGAGCTTCTGTTGAATCTGGTTGTTCAAACCTTCTTCAATAGAAACAACTTGATCAACGCCAAGTGCTGCCAGTAACCAACCAACAACTTGCGCTTTGGTCAGTTGATTGTACGGCGTAAAAGAACCGGAGGCTGGCTCACCTAACCCAATGCTGCCGTAAGCACTGGCTGCTTCACCGCCTTCTTCCAGGGATGCAGTCCAGTGGATCGTGGAAACAGCACCGTCTGGGCATGTGTCTCCATCGGGAAGACGACGCTCAAGCTGTGCAATATCCCAGGTAACAGTAGACATGTTAATAAATGTTTTTCTTATTTTAACAGTTTGTTGATTTAAGCAACCTTAGTTAAAAACCAAGTTCCAAAAATGAATGTCTTTCTGTTGACACAAACCCACTTCGTGCTTGCCTTACGGAAATCCAATACGGCAGAATGCCAAACCTATGCCACATCCAGGCTCTCCATGTGTCAATTTTGATGTGAGTGGCGTCGGATGTTTTGTAGCCATCACCATCTTGGTAGCTGTGACCTTCAATGGGAACACGCCCACCCCACACTTGTTTTGCAATAGCAAGCGCTCGTGGCATGTGGGAGGAATCAGTGACTACAAACAAACGTGTGATGCCAAGTCGACGCAACAACTTATAAGTATGAGTGAAGTTGGTGACGGTGTCCCAGGCCTGCATGTCAATTGTGATTCGACTGCGATCAATGCCAGCAGCATCGTAATAACTGAGTCCATGGTCACCCCCTTCCGAGGAGATGACCACAGTTGCATCTGAATACTGTAAAGCAAGTTCAGCAGCTTTAGTTGCCCTGACCGGATTACCTCCCAAGTGAAGAATAATATCCACGTGCTTACCAAGAAGAAAGGGCTGTACGTCGCCACGTATCTGTAGCAGTGCAGACGTAAATGTAGTTGGCATCCCAGCAGATTTCACCGGCGGTGCCAGTGGCTGTTGCTGATGCTGGAGTACGGGCAGTGCGCAGGCGAACGGTGTCAGAGTTTACATCTAATAGCGTGGTAGGGCTACTAATCCCAATCCCTACGCGACCTGATCCATTGACACAAAACTGAGTATCCCAAGTAGTTCCACCAGCAAATTGCCTAATAGCAAAAGTTCGGCTATCGGTATTAACACTATTTGTTGCACCCGAGGAAACGTTTCCACCTCCTTTATCAATAGAAAACCCCCAAAAAGCCCTGATATGAAAGTCACCATTAAAATTGTTAGCTATGCCATTTACACCTATTCCTATAGATGTTGAATTGATTTGCGCAACAGTTAACCCAGGGGTAGTGATGGATAAATCCGCACCATTACTTACGCTTGAAGTATCTGGACCGGAGACAACTTGAAGCAGTTTTGTGGGGCTACTCGTCCCAATCCCTACGCGGCCGGAGTCGTCGATGCGGAGGCGTTCGTTATAAGCGTTACTGCTTCGAACAATTAGGTACCCGTGAGAAGCGCTGCCTGTTGCCAGATCAATGTAAGTAGCTGAGCCGGTGCCAGTGTCTCTGATTGCACAAGAAGCGCCGCCTAGATAAATACCGACCTGTGAACCATCACCGCGAGCCGTTACTGCCCCGTTGACATCCAACTGTGAATTAGGACTATTCGTACCAATCCCCACGCGGCCGGAGCTGTCGATGCGGGCGGCCTCGAACAAAGAGCCACCTGCGTTGGTGACTTCAAAAGAAAGAGCCGTTGCGCTAGTTGAGGCGTAGTTATAGTTTGTTTTGATCTTGCAGCCGTGAAGCCTATCAGTTCCGGTTGAAGTCCACGCGCCTAGGTATAACGAGTGGGATCCTGCAAAGCCTCCAGACACGTGTGTAAGCAGAGGATTAAAAGCCCCAGCCGCAGACGAAGAAGCAATGTTGACAACACTGTCTTGAGGGTTTGTCGTCCCAATCCCCACGCGGCCGGAGCTGTCGATGCGGAGGCGCTCGGTGCCGGAAATGTTGCCGAACAATACTGCTCCAGCTGATGTTAATGAAACATCATTTAAAGAAGCTCCGGTAATAAAATTTGCGCCTAACCCTAGCGTGGCTCTTGTTGTTCCGCTGGCGCGTAAAGAGATGCCGCCACCATTTGCGGCAGTAGAGTTGAATAGCGCTATTGTTGAATTGTTTCCAGTGTCAACCTCAAAAATTGCCCCTGGCGAACTTGTCCCAATCCCCACGCGGCCGGAGCTGTCAATGCGCATCCGCTCGGTACTTGTAGTTGCAAAAACAAGTGGCGTTGCACCATTTGTAACAATTAAACCTGCGCTTGTATTTTGAAAATTAAGAATGCCAAGATTTGCGTTTGACAGTCCAGCGTTACTGCCAGCGGTGGTCGATCCGTTCTGAACGATTGAGGTGCCTATATATGAAGGCCCACTAGCGTAATCTTGTACTTGCGCTTCAATACGTGCTATACCGCTGTTTGTTGCATTGCGGCAAACCATACGTTCGCCGTCACCAATAACTTCGAGTTTGTTTTGAGGAGTGCTTGTCCCAACCCCAAGCTGACCCGTTGAATCAATAAAAATTCTTCCTGCACCACCAGTGCTAATACCTAAAAGGTCAGTACCAGCACCATATAAACCAGGTGCCACACTTGCACCAACACCTACTTGAATACTTGGAGCACCAGCGCCTCCTGCTGGAACTTTAACAATTGCACCTGAAATTTGTGTGGTGTAAACACCTGATGCAAAGTTGGCAGTCGTACCAGTTACCGTTGGGGCCTGAACAATTAAACCAGAGATGGTACCTGTTGCCGTGACGTTACCAGTGAAGGTAGGGTTTTGAACTAAACCTGAAATTGCGACACTCTTATCTACGCCCGCATTCGTAAACGTAATCGTATCAACCTTGATAGTACCGTACGGCATTGTCGCTTACCTGTTTTTACTTATTTTAAGCCAAAAAATTAAGGAAGGATGATTAATGGTCCTTGAATTACAAAACCAGATGTACTACCAGAAACAACACCGGAGCAAACAATGGCTGGTGTTGCGCCAGAAGGAGTTGTAACCCGAAGAATACTACCGGTGATATTGGTGAATGCACCGGTGGCACCGGTCACTGTGGTACCAGAGACTTGTGTACTGAAATTACCGTTGACAAAATTGGCGGTAGTACCAGTGGTTGTTGTACCGGTTAGCGATGTGAAGTTACCACTGACAGCATTTGCAGTTGTAAAATTAGCCGTTGCGCCAGTAACGGTTGTACCTGAAACAACGGTGGTAAATACACCAGATGCAAAGTTGGCAGTAGTACCGGTCGTTGTTGTACCAGTTAATGACGTGAAGCTACCAGTGACAGCAGTTGCAGTTGTAAATTGACCTGCAGTGCCGGTAACAGTGATACCACTAATTGTTCCAGTAACACTAAGACCGGAAGTAATAAAGCCGGATCCAAGTGTTGTTGTATTACCAGAGAATGTAAGGTTACCGCCAAACGTCTGGTTGGTTGCCGTTAAGTTCTGGAAAATACCACTGGTTGCGCTTACGGTTGTACCAGTAATTGTTGTGCCGGAAATTCGCGTTGTGAATACGCCTGATGTAAAGTTAGCCGTTGTACCCGTAATGGTCACACCAGTAAGAACAGTAAATGCTCCACTAATGCCAGTGACGGTAGTGAACTGAGCCGTGGTACCGGTTACGGTTGCGCCTGATAACGTTGTAGTAAAGACGCCTGTTACTCCGGTCAGCGATGTAAATGCACCACTAACACCTGTGATTGTTTGTCCTGTTAACGATGTAAATGCACCGCTGATGCCAGTGACAGTTGTAAATCGAGCCAGCGTACCTGTTGTGGTTACACCGGTAAGTGACGTAAAGTTCCCTGTGACAGCATTTGCGGTTGTAAATTGTCCCGTATCACCTGTAATGGTGGTACCAGAAATAGATGTTGTAAATATACCCGTAACACCAGTAAGAGACGTATATTGCCCCACATTTCCAGTAATCGTGGCACCCGATAACTGTGTTGTATAGACACCGGATACACCTGTTACAGATGTAAAGACTCCCGTTGCACCAGTAATTGTGTTGCCGCTGAGCGTACCAGTGACATTGACGTTGCCCTGGAAAAGACCTGAGCCAATGAACGTACTAACGCCAGTGACCGTAAGTGTCGACTGAATGATTCCAGTGGCAGCCGTAAGTGTCGACTGAATGATTCCAGTGGCAGCCGTAAGTGTCTGGAAATTTCCTGTGGTGACGTTAGCGGTAATACCGGTGACAGTTGTCGCTTGGATGTTATTGCCGGTGATCGTGGCGCCAGATACTCTGTCCGTAAATCGTCCGGACACAAAGTTTGCCATGGAGCCAGTGAAGGTTGTTCCACTGGTAGTGCCGCTGACATTTAAATTGTTCTGGACGATAACACCGCTAAATGTTCCAAGGCCTGAACTTGTGACAGTGCTCAGGCTTGTCGCACCACTAACGGTTAAACCACCTTGAATTACAACATTGCCGCTGATTGTTTCGCCAGTGACGTTTGCATAGTATTGATCTAGGTAAGTACGGAACTGACTGAAGGTAATTTTTTTGTTGCGCAGTACCGGGTCCACTTCAAAAACGTGGACCAGCGTCATGAGGTCTTCATCAACAATCGCGGTGCCGTCAATCGACGGAAACTCGCTGATCCTTCTATTGGTGGCCACCTACTTATACTGCGCAGTATTATACCTAATTATAGTTCTCTTTGCTCACTTAACCCTTACCTCAATCTTTGGCAGCAGGTTGGAAACACCGTGCCAAACAAATTGGATTCCTGTTACAATTCCACAAGAAATGAGAAATACAACCAGTAATTCTGCAACGGTAAGGTTGCGCCGAACATACATCACCTGCGGCGGTTGCTGTTGAAAGCTCGCTTGCTGGGCCAAGGCTTGTTGGATGGCTAGTTCTTTTGCCCTTGCTTTCATTGCTGCAAGATTTTCAGGACTGATCTCATTCATGAAATAGTCCTGACCATTGGGTTGACCCGGAAACTGACTAGGGGGAATTTGTTCTTCCATGATGCAAAACCTTTTCACACACACTAGCATCTATAGAGAGGATTTGTCACCATGAACTACGGCTTACGAAAAGGTTTGGAGGATATTGCCACCGAACTCAAAGGTATTCGCAACATCCTTTCGTCAATGTGGCACAGTCGTTACGGAGAAGACGAGACAAATATCTTGAATCCCCAGATTTACGCAGATGAATACGTATCAACTGAGGAGTGTGCCAAGCGGTTGGGCGTATCCGATCAAACGATCAGAAATTGGATTTCTATTGGGCGTAAGACTCCTGACAAAGGTTGGGTAGAAGGTGTTCACTACGTCAATATTTCGCCAGATCCCAATCGTAAAGCGGTTATTCGCATCCCATGGAACCAGATGATCCAAGCATTCTGTAAGAATCGCCAAAGTGATCTTTGGGATTTTATTGGCAATACCGGTGCACGGTCGACCAAATATAAAACAACCAACCCCGATCGTCTCGTATAATGCCGCACAGATTTCACGGGATTAAAACTGAGGTTGTAACCCTGGTCAATTACAGGGAAGTATTGCCAGCATCACTTGCAGATCAAGTGGAGATGTTCTTGCCACCCGAAGGATCTTTCGATGACGGGTGCCTGCAAAGATACCTGGAAAACTTAAAAAATTATGAAGAAGAAGATGCGAACTTTGGTATGACACTTGCCAATCGTTTGCGTCTTGCGTTCCAGGACTTAACACCTGATACGATCTGCGGCAAATTCCCGCAAGCCGAATTGCCACTTAAACGACGGCTACGTTGTGTGGCAGAATATCTGATCCGTTCAGGAGAATTTGAAAAACTGAAGGACGATACTGGACGCCTCGTAAAAAAACGCGGTATCCTGGGCAAGATGGTTGTCTTGTACAAACCAACCAATAAACTACTGGAAGCACTAATTAAGCAGGGGTTGATCAAAAATGAGCCGTCGTGAAAAATTGATCGCATCGGTGATCGGTCCTGAACTTGATCAAACGAAAGCCAAGATGCTTGATGCAACTATCAAGTTGATCCTTGGTGACATGGGGCAGCATTATTGCAAAATGTGGGAGCATGAAGGTCCAGGGGTGATGGTGTTTCAACCCGACAATTCCGACCGTTCGATGTTCTTCATGACGCTAAAAGAGATGCACTCAGCGCAAGAGGAGTGTGAACGCGGTAATGATGGTGATTTAGCTGAGACATTCAGGCGTATCCTCAGTGCCGCACAGAAGATTGATCCAGCGGAAAAAGCTGGTTACATCATCAATGATGCAGCGGGCATGCGTTATTTGGAAATCGACTATACCAAAGTGTCAGAAAACTGATGGCAATTGAAAACATCAAGGCTCACGCAGAAGATCGTGAGTTAATCACAAGTTCTGACCTGGTTTCAGCAGCGCACGCCCTGATGGAGGGTATTGATCTTGATGTTGCCAGCTCGGATTTTGCAAATGAATACGTCGATGCCAAGAAGTATTTCACTCCATCTGACGATGGATTGAACTGCCAAACGTGGTACGGCAAGGTTTACGTCTTTCCTCCCAGCGGTGCATACTTCTGGGATAAGAAGAATGAACGTTGGAAGATGACACGGTCTTCTTCTCCAACTTTGACATCGTCACATGCGGTGTGGTTCCGAAAGCTTTACCGCAGCTGGTTAGCGAGAGAAGTAAGTCAGGGCTTGTACTTTACCAACTGCCCGGACATGATTCGTTACGAGTTTAAGATCTTTGATTTTCCCATCTGCATCTTGCGGACGCCACCGACGTTAACAGTTCGCAAGAGCACAGGTGTTGGCGTGCATAAAACGTGCACCTCACTATTGGTGTACCTGCCCCCCATGGAAGATACGGGGAAAGCGATCGAACGTTTTAAGGATATTTACGAGCCAAGGGGGCACATTCTCTGTTAATTTCTCTAGAGTGAAAAGGATTAAAAGGAATTATGAGCATCCTTGCCGACTGGGAAATTCGTGAGCAGGCCCTTGAACATGGGATGATTGATCCATTTGTGGATCATTTGGTAAGCAAGGAGAATGGACGGAAGCTTCTCAGTTACGGCCTCAGTTCGTATGGATATGACATTCGCCTGTCACCTAGTCAGTGCCTGATTTTTGGCCGTGTACAAGCTGGGGATTGTGACCCCAAGAATTTTGATCCCGACATTTTGAAGCCAGCGGATCTGCGGGAAGACGAACGTGGTCAATACTTCTTGCTGCCGCCGTACGGTTACTGTCTTGGGGTAGCGCACGAACGTTTGAAGCTCCCTGACAACATCAGTGTTGTAGCTGTTGGTAAATCTACGTATGCGCGGTCAGGGATCATGGTGAACATCACGCCTGCCGAAGCGGGATGGGAGGGTTACCTCACGCTTGAAATCAGTAACTGCACTGGTTTATTCAATCGCATTTATGCGAATGAGGGAATTACTCAGCTGTTGTTCCACACTGGCAGCCGTTGTGAAGTTACTTACCAGGACCGGAAAGGTAAGTATCAAGACCAACCAAAAACCGTTGTGTTCTCCCAAGTTTAGTATTGCTTACCAAAGCTTGATCCAGGTTTACGGGCGTAGCCGGTACTTCCGGCTCGTCCGATTGTATCCCCCATACTTGGCAGTGCAACACCGTCCATTGTTGCTTCTGTTCTTGGTGTTTTACCTCGGATGGTTGGTTCAGCAATACCTGCTCTTTGTCGGTATGCCCCAGCGGTTTTGGCTGCCCTAAAGAACTTACCAACGCGGTCTTGATTATCGTTTAATGACTCAACAACTTGTCTTTCTTCTGACGGGAAACGACGTAAATCTGTATCGTACGCCTGTTCAGGATTAAGGTCAGTAACCTCAGCCCCTGACGTACCAGCGTCAGCCGTTGGATCGTAATTGGGGTCAAAGAATTTTGCCATAGTATCATTGTAGAAGCAATAAATCAACCAGGGTATTCGCCATGCATGGCGTCGCAGGTTTCTTAGATAGCTTCATTCAAGACGAAGTAAAGTGCCGCTGCCTCAGCGAAGAAGATTTTGGTGCACCGCTCGACAATGAAGCGAATGATGTACCATTAATGGATATGTACAACCGAGGCTTGGTCGCATGTCAACAGGGGCGGGAAAGGAATCCACTGAATCTCGAGGGGCAACGGCCTGGAACGACGGGGTATATTCCGTCAATGGAGGAGGGCCTGCAGATGGGGGCATCACCGAAACCCAGGGCGTTAGTGCTGGACCTGGAGGGACCCAGCGAGGAGATGCTGGAGCAGTCACGCAAACGTCGTGGTTTGAGCCGGTAACAGACGATTCTGGCTGCAAGGACGGTATTTGTCCTGTGCCCTGGCTAACGAAAGAAAAAGCTCCGGTGCTCCAGGAGGATGTGGTTAACCATCCTTCTCATTACACCGATGGGGGCATCGAAACAATTGAAGCCATTGAGGCAGCTTTAACCACCGAAGAATTCCGTGGTTACTGCAAGGGCAACTGCATGAAGTATATCTGGCGTGAGAAGCATAAAGGCGGGACAGAATCACTGAAGAAGGCACAGTGGTACATCAACCGCCTTATTGATTTGGACGAAGCTTAAAACGGTTGAAGCTCATCTTCGTCTTCGTCATCCTCGTCGTCGCCAATGCAAGCGGCGGCGAGTTCTGCTAATTCCAAGTCGGTGGGAATGTCGAAGTCAATCGAGATGTTTTCTGCTGCGAGGATATCCTTGATGGCATACCACTCCATCAGGCGCTGGTGGTAGAGGTTCAGAAGTGCGTACAGCAATTCATCCCATGTCATCTCTTGCGCTGCAAGTTCTGCCTTGCGCATGGAGAACTGCAATTCCAACGGGAGTTCAAATTCCCTGGGCTCGACTGATCTCTCCATTCCAGCCTTCATTTGCGTGTTGCAATTATTCTAATGCTAGCTGGCGGACAGAAGATCTGCTTCTTGGTCGTTAAAATCAAACCAAAGGTTTTCATCAATTCTGAAGTTGTTTCCAAACTCTGCCAGGATGTATGGACTCATGAGTTCTTCCAAGCGTCGCACTGCTTTCACCTGATGGGGTGCTGCGGTGTAATTGCGGAATGCCGTCAACAATACTTCGGTAGAGGCCCAGGGATTTGCATCAACTCCTTGGAGGAACAAGTTGATTTCTTCTCGGCGTCGATCCAGGAGATTACCAACGACTTGATGATCAGCATTGAAGATCCACCGGCCCATTTCTCGCGTGGCACCGCAGTAATCTTCGTGCTCAATGCAATCGATAATGGCGCTGTAAAGGAAGGGCTCCCAGCCGATGGAGTGAATAAAAGAAATCAAAGCTTGACGCATGCCGTCATCAAGGCCCAGGTTTTGCTTTAGCAGCTGGGTGTCAATGATATTTGTTTCGTGAAATAACAGCTCTAGTGCTTTTTGTGAACTGCAACGTTGACCACGTTTGACAGGAGAACCGTCAGGGTAAAACTGTGTGCCGTAACCAATGGTGTACGGATCTTTCCCTGTGTGAGGATCTGCGAAAGCTTGTTCGTTAAAACCTTCGTATTTCCTGATCAGATTAAGCGCAGCAGAAAGATCCGACATAGGAGTAACATTAGTTACTCCCAATCATACACAATTTACTTACCTTGGCCGCGTGTTTGTTTGCGTCCGTGATTAGGAAGTGAGTGTTGCCCCTGTCCTTGACGAGTCTTTTTAGGGCGGGATTCAATCTTGACGACTGAGCTGGACTTGGGTTTGGCCATGGGAAACCAATGTGGTGCTCACCATTTTACACGGTGGCTCCAGTAGCGTGCTGACATTTTGTCGGGACTTGAATCTTGTGCATTGTGACGTGCGTAATAAGACTTGCGACGTGCCTTGTCCTTTTCTGAAGTTGGGTTTTTACCTGCGCCTTCAACTCCTTGCTGTCCAAATCTGATAATTTTTTCTTCACCGTCTTTACATGCTTTTACAACATGAGACTTTGTGGCATGACCTGGAGTGCGCTGCGGTTTGTTGCAGGCCATTTTATCTTTTGCCAACTTGGCAGCACCAGCGGCTTTCTTGCGTTTGTCAGACATCAGAATCCTTTAAACATTGATGTAAATTCACCCAAGATTTGGCTACCTGTCTTTGATTTGTAGCTTGTTTCTTCATCATCCAATCCTAAGTTAAAGATACTTTTTTCTTTGGTGGTTGTCTCATCTGTTGTATCGGTGTCCTCATCACCAAAGAAACTTTGGATAGTACCAAGGGATGCGAATGGATCACTTAAGTCAAGTCCTTTTAACTGAAGGGCGCTGCCTGCGCCCGCCTTGGTGAGAAGCTGTTGCTCACTTCGGTCCGTATCGGGGAACAGATCAGTGTAAAACTCATCTTCTGTGCCCTTGTAACCAGCTTGTTGAAAGACTCTGTACATTTCTGTTTCTGATTTGATCGAGTCCGTTTTGTAGTCTTCGGGTCTTTCAATGTAATCAACACCCAAAATTTTTTGAGTGGGCTTTTTACCTTTTTCATTCAGGTATTTGATCTGCTCTCTGATTTGTTGTGCGGAACCCGTACGTAATGTCTCTGCAACTAAGTCTTTAAATTCACCCAGGTTCCCCTGGAAATCCTTTAGGCCAACTGCATCTAGCGCTTTTTGCCAAGTAGCCTTATCCGTTGGGTCCAGGCCTTGCAACATCTCGTCGGCAAATTCTTCTGGCGTGATAAATTGACCAAAGATTGATCCTTGTTTTAATGCTTCTTCCTTAAGAGAAGGCAAGATTTTATTGTAAATTTCATCTTGTACTTTCCCTGCGTTTAATACGTCTTCCGCCGGGTCGTATCCCAATCCTTTTCCTTTTACCTGGAAATGCATTCGCGCAAATTGTTCTTTGTTATTTGGATCAATACCAAAGCGATATGCCTGGCTTGCCCAATATTCGTCACCGGCTTTTGCCTTTTCCCAATCATCTGCTACTACCTGGGACTGTTGAGAGTAAGCATCAGTCCTAGCCTTGTCTCCAGTGGGATTGAAATAAAAGTCGGCGTTAAAGTAACGGTCGGGAGTATTTTGAACTTGAGCTAAAAACTGATCGGCACGCAAGTTGGCAACCTGACTAACAGCGTTCAGCATGTCCTGCGTTTGGAACGGGTTTTGCTCTTGTTGCCGAACATCAAGGTACTCCGTGAATTCACTGATTGAACGAGAGGTGTTAAAACGTGGGATCAAGTACTTGTCCATGAAATCCCTTGCAAACTGCGCTTCAACTTTGATGGTGTCTTTTGCTGCCTCGGTGCTGTAACCAAGTTCAACTTCTTGTTCGTACTTCTTCTTTAGCTCCGTATCAAACCATTGTTGCCAGTTGTAGGTGGTGCTGTTGTTGACACCTGTTATGTTTTGAAGGCTTTTCTCCAGGGAATCCTGGGACGCCTTGCCGGATGTAAAAGAAAGAATGCCACCAACCCCAGAATCACCAAGGATGCTGTTACTGAGTTCTTTGTTGATGTCCATGATTTCTCCAAAGCCGGAGAAACCTTGCATAAGGCCAAGCATTTGTTCTTTTCCCTTGGCCTTCTTCATTTGCTCAATAGTGTCCTTTAACACATTTTGAGTTAACGCACCAAATTTCTTTGCGTCTACTGTTGCCTTTTCACCAACGGCTTGGTTTACTGCATCTTCTAATTCCGTGACGCCATACCCAGCATTTAAGTTGTAAGCAAAACTTACTTGTTTGTCTTCTGGTCGTTGGGACAAACGGAACAGTGCGGCGAATTCATCAGGTTTCTCTGGGTTTAAGAACTTCTCTTTGCCCAGTGTTTTCCAGTATTGATCACCTGCTTTTGCTTTATCCCATTCAGCAGAAACCTCAGGTACTGCCAAGAGGCGTTCAGTTTGTGTGTCAGTATTAAGGCCTAGCTGGAGACTACGGGCAGCCTGAATGTCGGCATCGGTTGGCTTGCGTTCCAGGTATTGGTTTGCTGCTGTTGTTTGTTCTGCGGCATTACCTCGCTTCCCAGCTGCTTTCCCTTGGGATGTGTAGTGTTGAAGGTAATAAGAGTTTTCAGAATATCTTTGGGTAATGTCAATATCATCATTAGCAACGGCAGCTTTCCACTTTTGTTCTACATCTGGATTGATCGATTTGTAGTACTTTGGATCAAAGTCGCCGTACTGCGGTTTTGCCCCCAGGTTTGCATTCCAGGTTTGCAACTTTTCAGTTGAATAAAAAGCTTTGAAGTAATCCTCTAATTGCGATTTGGTTACATCACTAATACCCTGGAGCTTTCTAATCTGCTCCCTTTGTGTAACATAGTCTCCCCCTTGAGTTGAATTAGCGGTTGCAAGGACGGTGTTGTAAGCGTTGTTTTTGTTTGTGTTCTCAGTGTTTAAGGTTGTATTCTCTTGGTTTCTTTGGGTGTTTAAGTTGTTTGTTTGTTCATTATTTCTGTAAGTCGTTGCTGTACTTGCAGCTTTATCGCGCAATGCTTGAGTTGCTGACAAATAAGTAAGACTGTCTAGTCCTCCAAACCTTGAGTTAATTGCTTGTCTAACGCTTTCATCACTAACGTTGTCCCTTGGTACCGACCCTGCGCTAATCCAACCTGCCCCTGGCGACGAAGATTGCGCTGCTGTGTCGGCTACGACGGTAGAGTAATAAATTTGTCCCTTAACTGGACGGGGCACAGTTATTGTTTTTACCCAAAGATTTACCGTGCCCGAGTTCTCTAGGTTAGTTGGAAAATTAGTTTGGTAGTCTGTTTTTTCCTGTGCCAGATTCCACTTTTTATTTGTTGGATCGTAAGTTAATGCCATTATCCAGCAGCAAATGTATCTGGTACCGTCTCAATATTATAAGTAAACAGGTCGATAATTTCTTGGTGTATCCAGGCCTCAATCCTGTTCATCCTTACTTCGGTGTAGTACGTCTGCTGTGGATACCATTCTTCCATTTTTGAACTGGCTTTGTTTGCATTACATCTTTTGCAGCAAGGCAGAAGGTTGTTCCGATTACTGGAACCAGAACGAAACCTTGGGACAATGTGATCCAAGGATGTAGCTTGGTCCTCGCAATAACCACACTTGTGATCCCACGCATCGTATATGGATTGACGGTAACGTTTCTTGGCCAATTTAGGAGTTAATTCAAGGAGAAGGGAAAGGGGTTCCTGCTCACAGTTGAACATACTCTTTTATTGCCGTTACCTTATTCTAATTTCAGGACATATAGACCACTGTAAACAAAGAGATGAAATCTTACTTAAATCCATTGACAACCTGCTTGAGTCCCATAACGTACAGGGGCACGCACATGCCTTTTTATGGCTAAGCATCCAGGTTGGGTCACGGTCCAACAAGCCGAAGAACTTCTCGGCATTGATAAAAAGACTCTCTTCAAGTACCGCGACGACGGCACACTGAAGCTTGGCCCCCACTACGCTGCCTTTTCTGATACACGTTCACGCGACACCTATCGTTGGAACGTAGCAACAGTACGTAAGCATCTGAAAAAAATTGAAATGCAAACAGCTGCTGCCTGAAGTTAGACAAACACTGATCAAGTGCCCCGTCTTGTACGGGGCTTTTTTGTCTACTCTTCTGGTGGAATGCCGTTTACATAACCAGACCAAGCAAGTCCCACGGCTTCAATGGTTGATAGCTCGCCAGATGCAAAAGGTAGGTGAACAACATCCCCGGCGTGATAGATAGTAGGTCGTCCGCTTATTTGGAATTCACTAAAACCATACTTGCGAACATCATCTTGTTCTTGCGAGTAAATAAAGTTTGTATCTACGATGTCCCCAAAGTTTGGTGTCGTCATGATGAAGAAGGATTTTGACCTAAAGATGGTTTATAAGCGGTGCCATCTTTGTCATACATTGTAAAACCTCTCATCATCACAAAGTTGGCGGGAATATTGAACAGCTTTTGCATCATTGGCATCATCATTGGCGATTGACAGTTGTATGGGGGCACATCCATCATTGACAAAGATCTTCTTGATAAATTTGCTGCAGTCAACTCCTGTTGATCATTTTCATTTTCGTCGACTAGCTTTTGCTCCCAAGCAACCATGCTTCCTTCTTCCACGGGGAAATCAGATGGCTCTGGTGGGAAATTGCCTTCCGCAAACTTCATGGCATAAATGTGTTTACAATAACGCATCTCATCCAGTAAAGGAGTCCAGAAATCTGTGATGGATGTGATTTGTCCATTTGTTGCAGTGTAATCCTTATAGGAGGGCATACCTTCTGCCCTGGAACCAGGTATAGAGGGGTCCGCTGTACTTCTTAAGTAGGTGGCGCCAAACTCACGAAACACTCCAGCGAAATCCCTGGTGGCATCTGGATCTACCGTTGAAATTGTATTTACTTCAGGGGGAACCGTGTATTGAGATGTGGGCGCAATAATATCCATCTTGCGATCAACCGTTGCACTTGTCATTGCATTGTTATTTAGTTTTCCGTTTAATTTTGTTTTTTCATATCGCCCAGGCTTGATAGAGGCAATGCTTGTTCTTGGGAATATTCTTTTTGTTCCTTCGCTAAGGGTAGTCATAAATGCATAATCTCGATGCGTAAAATCTTGGCAAGAGCAACAGTATCTTGCGCCGGTTATAAGGTATCTATTGGGAGTGGGACCCTTGGTTGCGGGTGTAACCAGTGTTGCGTCTGGTGTCGCTTCAACAGAACCCGACTTACGAAGCTTTAAGATTCCAGTGAATGGATATGTTTCTACAATTACTGCTTGAATGTAGCCGTATCGCTTTTGCGTTGTTGGATTGATTGTTTCCCTTGTAATAGGCGGCGCCCCAACAGTAATAACACGGTCCTCCAGGATCTCACCATTGATTGCCCTAAGGCCATTAGGAACGCCAGGAAGGGCTACGTAAAACGGTGGGGGTAGTGGATTGCTGGTACTCCAGTTTCCAGCTAGCTTAACGTACCAGTACGCGGCATCTTCCGTCACCATTTCAATGTAAAGCCTGGTGCCTGTCGTTTTATCAACCAAGTTGTCACACCGTAAAGAGCCCGCCAATCTGGCACCGGCCCAGTGCATGCCAAACTCTTTGTTTGTAGTAGGAAACCCAACAAAGGTTCCAGGGATAGTCGGTTGTACTGCCGCAACAGAAGCAGGTGTTCCCGCTGGTACCGGAATTACATAGCTAAATGGATATTCATAGGAGTTGTCATAAAAAGAAGCAGTTGCAATTTCATATCCCCTGCGCCAACGAGACCACGCTGACTCTCTGTTTATAGCGCTTAAAGAGTTTGGAACAGAACCGGAAGAGAATTCAGTTGTAATAGGTTTTAAACGAAAAGGATCCTTGTCATAAGACTTGACAAAAGACCCAAATTTGTCCCCACCTTTCGGGGCCATGGCTTAGAAGAAACCGCCTTGCGCAGCAACGTGTACACCTGGGATGTAACCAGAACTATTGGGACCATCAGGGAACACGCCAACGTAAACACGGTCGCCACGCTCAAGGTAAATTCCTTTGTTACGTAGTGGAGCTGTAGTACCAAGGCCGTTGGTATTACCTGCGCTCACACTGGGAACTGCCAGTTGCGGCATCACATCCGAACAATCAACCACACCGCTGTTTGCGGGGATTGTTTTGGCGAATAACACTTTGTAGTCACCAGAGCCAGGGATTGGTGTGGTTGTGCCACGTGTCTGGTAAAAGACAAAGGTAGCAGCGGGTTGATTCCCGTATGCAATACCGTTGTACAAGAAACCAGACGTAGTGCCGCCCGAATAATTCAATGCACTATTGACGCCTGTCAGTGTGCCAGAACCGGTGTATGTGTAATAGCCGTAACCACTGTATGGTGCGCCAGCACCAGTGAGGGAACCTGTGGCGGATACAAAAACAATCTGTCCGCTAACCAGGGAGACTGGTGTTCCTGACGTTGTGGAATTTACTGTATAGTCGGGGCCGCGATAAAAATCGTTACGTGTGATCGTGATGGAATCAATGACACCGCCACTGTTATTGTCTTCGCTCAGTGACGCATCCATGTCCACCAGAATGGAGGGCGCTTGGCCACCTTGTACAAACAAAGTATTACTTGCTGCACTACCAACGGTTTGCGTTGTAACACGCACCGAATCAAATAAGGGCCTATCAACCAACAGTGGCTGCTTGTTTGTAGATGTCGAGCTCAATTTCCCAATGCCGCTTTTTGTTAATTATAACGTCAACCACCCATGCCTGACATCGCCATAAAGGCTTGGAAATTTGCAGGTAATTTCATCTTAGATTCAACCAGGGCATTGGGATTGTTTTGCAATGCAAGGAAACGACCGAACAGATTACCGTCTTCCGCTGGTTGAAATTTAAATTTCTTAGCGGCTAGGTAATCTGTTTCGGCTTGTGGCTCTGAGAGGAAGCTATCGCCAATCCCAACTTTCAAGGCTTCGCTTGGAAGGTAATCATAGTCAGAGTATTTGTAAAAACGAGACATTGTGATTACTGAAGAAAGCCAAAGGGATTAAGCAGTCCCGACAAATCTGGAAGCAGTGATTTGAGCACTGTTTCTTTCATCGCGTCAGCGATAGAGTTCCTTTTGTTTAACTCTGGTTTTGCCGCTCCCTGTAAAGCAGAAGACAAAATTTCTTCTACAGAACGTTGGCCGCTAGCCATTTGTTGCGGAGCGGCAACAGGCGCAGGTTGAGTCAGTGGATCTCCCAGGGTTGTTTGTGCAGCCTTATAGAGGGAACCTCCAGATTTGAATTTAGGGATCGAGGAGGCAACGGAAGTGCCAAACGAATCTTTTGCTGTCAAAGAAACATTTGGATTGCCGCCAAGAATCGTGGCATACGCACGATCAATACCCATTTTTCCAGGCTGAAAACCACGGTCCCGTAAAAACCGCTCAACTGCAGGCATTTGTTCTGCAATTGTGTAGTTACCAAGCTTGGATTTATCTAGGTACTTTGCGCGTTCCGGGCCGCCAAACTGAATTAGTCCGTAGTAATTACCACCGGCACCACCGTAAACATTCGGGCGGAATCCAGACTCTTGGTGAATGAGCGCACCAAACTCGTACGGATCCAAGCCAAGCCGTTTTGCCGAAGAGAATACAGCTTGCCTGTCTTCTGGTTTTAGTGTTCCAACGCGTACTGGTGCCATGGCTTTAGGTTTTTCAATCTCCTACCCAATTTGAACTTGCTCTGAGACCAGGGATAAATACTGTTTGAAGAACCAGTGTTGATGCCAGGTAGGTCAGGGTTCGTTTAACAAATTTTGGGCAGAGAATCATGGGTTTAAAGCAACTACACTGGCCCCCGTGAATCAAAAGATTCGTGTCCAGTCGGCTGGGCTTACATGCTTTGCAATGCCAGGGTATTACTTTTGTGTAGTGAAAATGGAGTCCTTGAACATTTCCAGGAGCCTTTGGGCCTCTGGCCCCTTAGGGTCAAACTTATCAACAGCGGACCCCATTGGTTGGATACCTGTTGCGCCTGCGTATGAGGCAGTGGGCATTTCTGAGGGGAAGCCTAGGGGGGCGCTCTGAAGTGTGGGGCCCTGACTGAAACCAGCATAAGGGGCTGCAGAGGCACCAGCGAAGGCATTCCTCGGCACAGTGGAAAGACCTAATCCTTGGGCCACCTTGCCAGCATCATAAGAAGCAGGAGAAATAGGGGGCGTAGTTCCAAGGGGGGAGCTGGTGTCAAACGGTAAGTTCAACGGTGAACCCATCTGACCCGCACCAAGGGTACGTTGGATGACATCGTATCCTGACTGGCCAGGCTTGACTTTAGCTGCAAGTTTTGGATTGGCCTTAGCCCACATCTGCATACCCATATCTTCTGCAGATTGTTCGGCAGCAGAACCGGGACCAAATTTAGCAGCTTCTTTGGTTGCAGCTTGATAACGCTGAAGCTCAGGGTCTTGAGCGGTTAGCTGGGCAACACGAGAAACTTCCTGTCGATAAGCACGTTCTGCTGCGGGAGAAAAAGTCCCCTGCGGAGCGCCAGTAGATGTTGAATAACCTGCGTTACCACCACTGCCACCACGATTTCCTAATCGTAACTCAGCATCACGATAAGACTCGCCAAATTTATCTTTAGGTGGAATACTGCCAACACGAGTAGTGCGTCGTGCCGCATCAGCAGTCAAACCAGCTCCGAGAAGAGAACCTAAGCCTGCTGCAAAACGTCCGACTTGAGCTACACCGCCAAGGGCGCGTGCACCTGCCAAGGCTGGTCCAAGTAATTGAATCATTAGCGCCAAACCTCATGTAAATAAATACGGGAACCAACTGCGGTGTCGGCAGGTCCAGGTAATGCCTGGATGAATTCAGCACCAGAGCGTTCGTAACGGTATCTGGCCTGGAACGGATCCTTGTAGTTTGGAACGTAAAGGATGCCGGCTAAACGGTTTGTTTCGTAGAGATAAATCTCATCCCAAACCTTTAAGGCTTCTTTGGCATTGCTGGATCTAATGGTACGATCAACGTCACCAGCAATGCTTTCAAGGCGCGTGGAAGGAGAAGTAGCAACTTCAGTTTTCTTTTCAGCTGTGTCACAACGGCCCAACTGAATAGCGATCTTGTCGTAGAAATACGAATCCGGCACGGTATTCATTGCTTCTTCCAGGCGGGCGTAATCGCCAGCCGGAACAGAAACAGTAAAGTAACCGAGGTGGTAACGAACTCTACTTTTGTCGTAGTCGCTTAACTGCACTTCTACGTGTCGTTGTCTTTCAATTATAAAAGCAAGTAATCAACCAAACAGGCCATTAAGGTAATCTGATGTGGCGCTGGATTGACCCATAAGTAACGGATCGTTTGTTCTGTAAGAATCCAGGAATCCGATGGGGTTGAGTGCTTGTGAAATTAAACCTCCAACCAACTGTTCTTTGAGTGTGTCTTGTATTGTTTTCTTGGGTTTTTCTGGTTCTTTACCCTGCAACTGAGCACCGTACATAAATGCTTTAATGATGTCTTCAGCGCGAGAATCGGTGCCCCCTTGTGGTTGAGTCGGTGCTGCAGTTGGTGCAGTTGATGCAATAGCCCCGGCTTTGCCAAGGGATTTCATGTGTCCAAAACCAAGTTCGTATTTGTTATCCCCTGTGGTAAATGCTGCCAGATTGCCGTAACCACCTTGATTAGCAAGGGGCTTGTATGTACCAGAGCCTTCGAAATAAACCGGAGTTCCTTCTGGAAGAGCCCAATCTTCCCCCCGGTGAAACGAACTAGCTCCCTTGGTTGGGGCACTACGCGGACCATACTTGGAAGTCAAGCTGATCCCAGCTTGTGGATTGAAATCGTATTTGCCTTCTTTGTTTTTAATCAGTGCTGGTACTCTTTGCTCGCCAACGCGAACGCCAGCTAAAGCAGAACGAATAGTAGAAGGGTCAATATACTGTCCAGTCGAAAGATCTTTCACATAAACATGCTTATGTGGGCCGGTTGACACCCCGGTAGAACCCACCTGTCCTAAGTATGTTATGCCTGCCATGGTATCGTTTTATTCTTCATTGTAAGATTAAAAAACCCCTGGTTTCCCAGGGGCTTGGTGGAGATGGTTATACGCGAATTAAATCAGCAGCAAGTACGCCAATAAAACGTTTCAGGTGCTATAGTTTTATTTTGCTGCTTTGGAATGAAAAGGATTAATCCGGATACGGGGCAGGCCTTTAAGCACGGGGATCGCCGAGAAGACGGCTTTATGTTCACTGGTTACAATTTTAAAAAAATAAAACAAGACGGCACTTTCCTGGAAGTATGGACAAGCCCTGAGCAAATAAACCACAAGAAAGCGTATGACAAAAAAAGAAGCCAACGCATTTCCATAGAAAACAGAAATTGGATGAACGAGTTAAAGGTGAGCCAAGGTTGCGCCTGCTGCGGATACAAAGATCACCCAGAAGGCCTTGACTTTGATCATCTTTATGATAAAAAATTTAACATCGGCAGGGGCGGCACGTTAAGCAAAAAAAGACTGGAGAAAGAAATTCAAAAATGCCAAGTTCTTTGTGGAACTTGTCATCACATAAAGACAAGAAATGAGCAAAAATTTAATGAACTAATGAAAAAGAGGGGTTGAAACCCCTCTTGTTTGAGTTATGCATTTAAATTAAACCCTAATCAAATCGGCCGCCAGGACCGCATTCCAATCAACACGCTTGATTTGCTTCAGCTGTTCAAGATTATTGAATCTTTCACCCGACAGAGACATCTGAAGGTCTTTAATCTCACGTGCTGTTTTAAGACCAATTCCCTTAATGTGATCCGCAAGCATTTGTGCGGTAGCGGAATTGACATTTAAACGGTGATCTGGGGGAAAATCCCGTGGGTCCTCTTTGGCTGCTTTATCTTTGACTTGAAGAGTTTTTACCTTTTTGGTAGCTTCTTCATCTGGGATAAGTTCAGAGTTGTAAGCGGTGTAAAGGCGACCGTCCTGATCTTCGACCATGAACCAATCGCCATTATCAAACTCACTAACAACTTTGACGCGAGCGCCAGTTTTTTTGTGCTGGTAAAGCATGAGGACCAGATGTTAATTCTGGTCCTAGTTTAGCTTATTCAGCTGACAGTGCGGCCAAGCAGGTAAGCTTCGATGTCTTCGTAGCCAGGGGCAATGTCAGGCTGGACGTAGCAGGTTTCCACAACCAGGTAACCAACACGACCGGCGGCGGCGTCACCGCTGGAGATGTAGAAACCACCGGAAGTTGTGGTGGAGTTTGCAGTTTCCTTAGCAAACACACGCAACGTGGTCGAGGCAGTAACCGGGTAGTTGACCACAGAACCAGAGACACCAGCGGCGCCAGTAGCGGTCAGGACGGCGTTGGTACCATAACCGGCAGTGCCGCCAGCGAAGTAAATTTCGCCAGCTTGGAGACCGGAAACAGTGGAAGTCATGTTGGCTTGAATCACGCCTTCACCAACGCCAGAAGCGGCGACAGGTGCACCACCGTTGCTACGACCGAACGAAATGACGTTACCGGTAGCGGCATACACACCAGAGGCAACACGGCCATCACCCCAACCAGAGGCAACCGAAATTGCGGTGCGGTACACGTAAGCAGGCAGTGTGCTGCTACCAGAGATCACCATACCCGTGATGTCGGGACGAGTGTCATCCTGACGATAGGGCGACGGAACGATCACAGCAGCGGAGTTGACGCTACCAGCACCAGAGGTGGTTGTCACTGCGACATAACCACGCTGCTGGAAATAACGGTAACCAGGCAGAGCAAGGACCGAGGTGGGGCCACCAAGGGAGCTGTCGAGAGCAGTACCGGCTTCGACAATAGAGTCGATGTTCTTGTACCAGCCGTTCAGGGGTTCTGCCCAGTTGCCTGGGAAGATTTTTTTAGCGGACAAATAGGTCATTTATTTTTCCTTTTGTTAGTTGTTTACGTTATTGATCAGATGTTACCGTCATCTTGCACGAAGCTGAACGCGGTGGTCACGAAGTCCTTGTTCAGGATTTCAAAACCGGCGTACAGTTGCCAAATAAGAATGATGAAACGGCTGAAATCGTCGTTGTTGTTGATCAGAACTTGAGCGTTCGGACCACCGATGCCAACACCAATCGCTTGAGGACCGAAGAAGTAACCTTGAGCGGCTTCTTTCACGGCATAGGTAGAACCACCGTCAAAGGAAGTGCTGATGCTCTTGATCGGGAAGTTGGTGGATTCGAAGAACTTAACGCCTTCAAACTGCACACCAGTAGGCATGACAGGTTCGCCAGCCAGGAAGTAGGCTTGACCAGCCTGGGGGCCTTGGTAGAAGCTAGCGTTGTTAGGCAGCATGGGGTTACCCATGTACATGCCTTGACCAGGATTACCAGCGTAACGGGCGATCTCACGGAAGTCAGGGTCACGACGCAGGTGCATCATGAACGTGGGATCGCAAATACAACGATACAGACCATCGGCATAGGTCGGAACGTTGCGCTTGCGCAGGTCCTTAACAACGGTCAGCAGATCGGTACGCACCTGGAACTGCTGCAGGTCAGCGGTGTATTCAGTACCAGTGTAGGAAATACGACCGGAAGCATCCTTGACCTTGTTACCAGCGAAGTAGTAACCGCCTTGAGTTGTGGAAGCAAGACCGTTGGCTTCAGCTTTGGACAGTTCATCAATGAACACGCGGTCACGCCAGCGGCGATAGTCGTCAAGCAGCGTCAGGCTACCGATCGACTGGTGGAACATATTCAGGTTGCCGGTATCCAGCAGCATGCGCTGAGCGGTAACCAGAGTTTCGCGAGCAATCTTGAATGTGCTGGGCTGAGTCGGGTCGCCCGGATCCGCAGGACCGGTGTACTCCTTAAGCACCACCAGAACTTTCTCTTTGGTGATGTTACGGCTGTTAGCGGTACCGATCGTTTGGTCAGCAATACGCTCACGGCTATCCTTAGTACCAGGGGTACCCCAGAACTTGTAGCGGTCTAACTGAACGGTTTGACCAGGCTGACGTGTGAAGTCGTGGACAACCACGGGCTCCACAGCCATCTCAGCGATGTACGCAGGGTGAGGACGATAAAGTTCCGCACCTAAAATCTTTGGAAAGTCGTTATCAATAAACACTTTGTTTTATCCTCCAGTGTCGCAGGAAGTGTGTTGTCAGGTGAAAGATTCAGACATGATTATGTCTTATCTAACACAAATTTTAGCAGCCGATAATTTATTTAATTACCGGCATTAAATCATTCCATTACAAATAATTTGTTTGCAACGGTCTGAGGCTGAGCTTGGTTCAGGACGCGCCAGGCATTCTGAGGATCGCGATTCATCATCTCGCCAAAAGTGCCCCAGAAATTCTCAGGTGCTTGCGGAGCAGCAGCTGTCGGGGGAGCAGGGAAGTTGCCAGCTTGGAACTGACCAATCGACTGAGTCGGATAACCGCGTGTCTCAAGTTCCTGCTCGTTTTCGTACACAGGGTACGGACCTTCAGGACCAAAGAACTTAAGCGTGTAATCGCTCAGGACATCGGGATTGGTAAGGATCTCGTTGTAGGCAAGATTCTCTTGGTGCTCGTTAACAGCGAAATTAGCGTAACCCTTGATGGTATCAGCTGCGCGGTTTCCCCACGCGACGGCGCTGTCCAGCATTTGCTCCAGGTTTAGAGCGTAGTTGTTCAGCACTGCCGGAGCTTCGATCCCGAACGCGTCCATCACGTACCGACTGTCCTGGCTCATTCCCAGGAGGTCCGCCATTTGAATTGCCGCCTCCTGCAAGGATTGATTGGAGGAGGTTGGGGAATAGCTGGGCGAGTATGCCTGGTTGGGAGACCAAGTCTGCGGAGCCGATTGTTGCGTAGCTTGGCTGCTGTACTGTCCGTAATTGGCCGGGGTATACGCCGTCGTCGGCGGCGATGGTTGACCCTGGAACGGGGATTGGACTGGTGCGCTCAGCAGATTCACCACCTTGTTGAACGCCGATTCCCAGGGATTCCCCGCCGAGTCCACCGCCGGTTGGGATTGGGGGGCGTACTGAGTAGGGCTGGATTGGTAGCTGGGGGCTGCCTGAGGTACCGCTTGGGGGTAACTGGTACCCACCTGATACGCCACCGGAGCCGGAGCCTGGTAACTGGCCGGAGCTGCTTGCGGTGCTGCCACCACGTAGCTGCTCGGCGCGACGGCCGCTGGTGCTTGGCTCGTCTGTGGGATCGATTGGACGGTAGCGTCCTGCATAACTCATCTCCTTTTGTAAAGCTTCTAAAGTGCGATATAGATAGGGTGTTAAATCTAATCGCGGGTCCGCAGCCATCGGTAAGTCCGGTGATTGCGGATGGGGAGTTTGCATCATTCCCCCCACAAGGCGAGCAAATTGAGAGTATGCACCCTGCAATTCATTCACCATTCTGAACGGAAACCCAGATAACATCTCGGCCCGTTCCTCATCCGTCTTGGACGGGAAGAGGTATTTCAGTGCCTCAATGCTATCAACACCTAACTCTTGTAAGTTGCGCACCACGATGGAGTTGTTCAGTATGTCTTGAGTGGAATCCTCATACACAGGGCCAAGCCAACGCCACTGCATGGTCACATCGCCATCTGGAATTAAACCAGAAACACCGGGCGGGATCTGCTGCGTTTGAAGGCAAGCCATCATCAACTGCTTGACCTGATCATCAAATGCACTCATGGCATCGTTGTACGCTGCCAAGTCTTCCGCACTAGATTCCTCTGGAAGATCCAGGGGTTTTTCTAATCCTGCAGCAGCGGCAAGCGTTTCTTTGAACAGACGTTCTTCTTGGTAGATAATTAGCTCAAAACAACGGCAAATGCCGTAAGTGTAAATAGCAATTGCCTTTTTCTTGGACGTGGCAGAAACACGACCAAACAATGACTTGTACTCAGTTGCAGTCACGCCTGCAGAAATTGACAGTTCGTCAACGCCGCCCAGGGCAGTGCGAATTTCTTCTCGGTACTGACGTGCGAAAGAATTCTGGTCGCCAGTGATGGCATCAGGAACAATGTAACCAACACGGTCGTTTGGTTCCAGGTTTGCAATGACGCGTGGAACTCGGATCTGTCCGTCAACACCACGGTGAATGGGATCAGCCTTGAAGCGGGATTGACTCAGTCCACTGGGGCCACTAAACCCAGAGTTGGCTGCGATAGAAGGACGCTGGACAACGTTCTCGCCACCGGCCTCCATCAAGTCAGTCTTAGGCCTAGATGAAAGAAGCGTAGGGTTACCAAAGAACTGCACGTTCTTACGCATGGTGCGAACCATTTCATCATGCGTGCAGATGTGATTGGCTAACGCTTCAAATTCACCAACACCTTCAGTAGAGAAACCTTTGACGTTATGGAAAATTTCTACGCAAGGAATAAAGCCCAGCGTATTTATGAACGTTTTTGTTCTACCGAAATTTGCTTGGTAGTTGCTATCAAACGACAGCTCGCCTTCCGAGTGTGTTTCTTCAATCGTTTTGCGTTTGATTGAAAGGCGAATGTAACGCTTTGCACCGCCCTGCCCCATGGTGGCCGGACCACTTAAACTTGCGGAATCGATGTCCTGCTGGTAACCAAACCCGTTCTTGACCTTGTAGCTGTAGATGATTACAACTTCATCAAGCTCGCCATCAATGTTGTAATAGCTACGATATTCATGCTTACGAAAGTAGTAAAGACGATAGTTATTCTGAGTTGGACGAATGTAAAAAAGACCTTGTCCATCACAAAGTGAATAATCCCAGATCGAATCGAAGCGGATGTCGAGAGAGTTGTATTTAATTACACGATCAATAAAGTCTTTGCGCTGATTGCCAAAGTTATCCTGCACAGGAAAAAACTCGACACCCTGGCGGATGCCGAATAATTTCATCTGCGCTAGGTGTGAAGCTACGACGCCAGTGTCAATCATTGACCCGCCGTCTTTTTCAAGATACGAGTCAATAATTTCCTTGAGTCTAGACTTAGCGTCGACGGCCATTAACTATTTTCCTTTTTCTTTGACTCAATCTTAGCAGCTTTTGCCTGCTTCTTAAGGTCTAACCATTTGCCAAAATACACCAGTTCGGCAGAGGAATAAAGCTCTGGATGATGCAGCGCTTGCTTTACAAGTTTTTTAGTTTTCATAGCGTTTCCTCACGAAACAAATTTGGAATTAAACCCAGCTTGGCCGAGCTGATAAGCGTCGACCATCCCCTGGATATTACCGATAGCGCCAGGTAAATTGCTGGAACCAAACGCCATAGGGAGCTGAGGGCCAGCTCCGGGCTTGATGCCGCGTCTCATTAGCTCGTCGTTGAGTTGTTGATTTTGTTGTGTACCGCCTTCATATAAACGACGCAGTTGTTCACCCGACCTACCACCCAACGCACCTGGTGTACGCCTAATATCAAAACTTGGGTTACCAGCAAGTAAATTACCGGGGGCCCCAGGGACGTTAGATTCTCCGCCGTAATACATGTGACTATCTGGTTTTCCCTTATTCTAGTCCTCTAAAACTTCGTAACCTGAAGCGTCATTTACCTTGGAAATTACGATACCTTCGCCGCGTACATCCCAATTTAAAACATCGCCTTCTTGCCAACCCAACTCTTCGATCACTTCGTCGGGCAAAATAATGTATTGATCTCCGTTTTCGTCCTCTTGTACTTCAAGAATGTAGCTCATTTGGTCAAAAGCTTTTCCATCAGTTTATCAAGCTTATTATTGATCTCGCGAAAATTGTTGTGCATTTCTTGAATTTCCCTTAAGAAGTCCACCTTGAGCACGTAGTCCAGTGGCATGCGGTTGACCTGGTCTTCCAAGAGGTCCACCCTTCGGTTTTGTGAATTAATTCTTTCGCCCAGGCGACTCATAAGCTTACTCATTACCCAGGAGCCACCTGTCGCAGCTGAGATCACTGCCGTAAGAGCAATAGCTAAATACTCTGGTCCCACGAATCCAAGGTTTTTTAATATTCTAAGAGTCAGTAATCGAGGTGAAGCTGTCCTTTTCTTGCTAATCCGGTAACGAGCCAGACGAGAGCGTTAAAGATTGTGTTTAATACAGAGCTTATTGAAAGCTTCTATATCATGCGTTTTGATGCGATGACAGTTGGCGCATAAAACTTGGCATTTTAAAATTTCTTCTTTTATTGTTTCAATGTTTCTAGACGACATTCTTGAAACACCTTCAACTTTAGAGCTTGGATCAAGATGATCAAAGTCGAGGGCATAAGCACTTTCTTTGTAACCACAGCAAGCGCAACCTTGTTTTAGTTTTTCTTCATGAATAATTTTTATGTTTTTGCTATGGTTTTCTCTTACACTTTTTTTGTAGTATTCTTTGCGCTTTTCCCATGACTCTGGGGACAGCCAATTCATTTGATATGTACCATCTTTATTTATGCGTGATTTTCTTCTATAGGCAAGAAATATCCGGCCATCTGGACCAACTTCGCCATACTTCCAAGGCTCGCCTGTTTCTGGGTTTGTTCGTTCCATTTTCAATAATCAAGATGTAACTGACCTTTTCGGGCAAGGCCTGTTACTAACCATACTAATGCATCAATACAATCGTCGTGACTACTTACGCCAAAGTTGGTAAGCTCTTCAAACATATTGGTGAAGTTACGAAAACGATTGAAGATGATCTTGCGGTCCTCAAACATTCCCATAATGCCACGGAAACGAGCCAACTTATCTGCCCTGAAACCTTTGACGGGATGCCAAATTAAATTGTAGAGGCCTTCATTGTTCAAGCAAACACGCTTGAAGTCTGCCTCCAGAGAAGCCTGATACTGTACGGCCTCACTCCAAATATCACACGTTGAATAGCTGGGGTAATACAAACCGCTTTGTTCGTCTTTGGCAATCACTGACCAATCATTCAACAACTCCTTGAGGGCATCAAGTTTTTCAAGGTTACCCATGACGCGAATACGTCGGTAATCAATGATATGAATGCGGTCGCCAATGCGACCACCGAGAATCATAACTGTGTAATCGTTTTTCTCTTTAGTGCCAGCGGAGAGGTCAACCCCAACCCCAAGGGCGTCAAACTCCGTTGCAATTTCCGCTTTTACAATTAACTCCGGAGCCAGCGAAAGTTCGTTCTGCCGGATGACTTGATTCATGTACTGGAACGAGAAAGCAATTGGTGCCTGCCGTTTTTTCTCCTTCAGGTAATCCAATGACCACATGTCTGGCCAATACGATTCCTCTTCGCCGGAAATGGGATTGTTTTGAATTGCTGAAAGGATAATCTGTTGCCAGTTGTTTTGTTCATTAAATGTTGTGGAGTGAATGTCATCGTGTCTGAAGCGAGTACCAAGGCAGATTGCTCGTGCACCTTCAAACATGGTGGGTGCAATCACAGCATTCCAGTTGTCCTGCATCTGTTTCCTGATGTCAGGGTTGGCAATATCTGCGGCTGACTTGATGGCGTCATCAATCATGACCAAGTGCGAACGCTTGGAAGTCACCGAACCCTTGAGGCCTGCTGCGCAAAGCGTAAACTGTTCGTCGCCTGTTACGTCAATGCCAGCAAACTTGTGATCAATTGACCAGTACTCATTACTGGTGGCGTTCTTCAGAAGGCGAACTTTAGGGAAAACTTCTTGGTATCGTTTGCTTTCAATGATGCGTTTAATGGTGGAAGATTTGGAACGAGCGATGTCAACGGTGTAGGACAGATACAGAATCTGCAGTGGCAACCCTGCGTGCGTATGGATGCCAATGGCCCACGCCGTAAGCAGACCCAACACTGTGGACTTGGCAGAACCCCTGGGCGCCAGGAGATCCACATTGGGACCAGCGATCTTAATGAGGCAACTGCTGTCCTCCTCTGTGACGAAGTGTCGATGCCAGTTGAGGTGATGAGCAGCCGGTGGTTTATCTGCTACGTATTCACAGAAGAAGCCAAAATCTTCCTGGGCTTTCTTCAGTGCTTCTGCGTTACGTGGCTTGCGTATTTGCTGTCTGCGTGCGGCGGCTTGAGCATTGCGGCGGTAAGCAAGATGCGTATAGCTTGGCACAGCAGTAATTCAGAGTATTACTGAATACTACCTTACTTTTTGTCTTCTTGTTTTTTGGCCTTTTGCTTTTGATACTTACGTGCTTTTTCTAAAGCGGCCTTACGCTTTTCCTTGTCCGACATCTCAGTGCCGTCTTCTTTCTTTGCATCTTTTTTCTTAAGGTGCGCAAGAAACTGCGGAGGAACTTTACCAGCCATTTAAATCAGTTATCTGTTAACAATGTTGTATTGCACTTTAATATTTTAAGGCAGTTATTCGTCAAGTTGCATTTTTGCCCACACACTCATGGTCGCTTCTTCCAGGGGGATCTCGATGGGATCATCCTTGAAGACGGATAGGAGTTCACGAATGGCACGATCGGCACCAGCCATTAACAGACCTTTGCGATCTTTCATGCCAGTGAATCGGTCAATTTGTTCGATGTGACCACGGATTTCTTTTTGCATTGACGCAATGCGGGCAACGCCTGCATCACGTTTAACATTGCCGTTCTCAACATCTTCACGGAGTTTGCGAACATCCTCCTGCATCTCGTCAATTTCATACAGAAGTTTTTGACGATGATCGGCCTTAGGGTAATTGTTTTGGACCCAAAGCTCACACGCAGTAATGCTACCTGTATACCGTAGGAACCGGGCATACAAGTAGACTTCGACTACGGAATAGTTGTTGCTAGCAAAAGAGCAAAATGTTTCCTGAGTTGACGCATCGAGATTGTCAACCCAGGAATCAAATAACTCAATATCGATAAGCTCGTTGGGCCTGCCCGTAATCCCGCTCTTCGTCGCGTTGCTTGAACTGCTGGCCTTGTTCGGCAGAGCTACGTTGTTCTTCTGCGCCCTTACCGATGGTTTCACGTTCTTGTTCACCAGCAGTCTCCATTTTTTTCTTGGAAAATTCGTAAGCCACACCAGCAGCCTGGCGGTACTTGTCTAGATCAAACCAGTCGTCAACGTCTGTTTGACCAGAGGGTACACTGCTTGTCATGGCTTAGATAGTTTACAAGAAAAAATCAGAAATTGGACATCATTGAAGCCAAACCTTGAGCATAAATGTCACGGCGGCTTTCAAGGGATTTTTGGCGCTGTTGACGACCCTTAGAACCTTCAAGCCGTTCAAGTAACTGCTCAAACTTGTTGATGTCAAAATAGTTGTCGTTAGGATCTTGACCAGTAGGAGTGGCAGACATCTAAATATCTTGCGGACTAAAACGATTATAACAAGGGTAATTTAACTGGAAATAGATTAGCTCCAGAAACCAGAAACAAGGTTTGATGCCACACTGCCAAAGGAATTAATCTTGGCAACTTCTTTGGAGCCTTCATTTTTCAACTTCTGGGTTTCTTTGTCGATCTCCCCTTGAAGGTTGGTCAACCCGGCGCTGTAAAGATACTTGCGGGTGTCACGTACGTTTTGTAGGTTCTCTTCAATTTCACTGGGAGTCCCCGTGAAGCTATCAGCAAAGTTTGGCAGCTGGACCCCAGCCCTTGCTTTGGTTGCGTCTGCGTAAGTAGGAAGAAAATTTTTGTCAAATTTAAAAGTACGTTGTCCTGTTTTCTTGCCAGCAGCGTCAGTCGCCTGCTTGCCATACATTGTGTCGTAGTAGTTATCAAGATAGCTATTGTTGAACTTATCTTGATACTCAGTACTCTTTGCAAGAGAATCTCGAAGATCTTGGACGGTACTGTAGTAGCCCTGATTAAAACGTTCCAGTGCTTCTGTTTTTTCTTCTTCTTTAGCCTCTCGACCCAATACTTCTTTATACGCAGACGTAATGCCTGTGGCACGCCGACCAGGGAGGAGTTCTTTCGTATAGATATCCGTCAATCCGGCAACGTCTTGCTCCGGTGGAGAAAGATCATATTTGGATGCATAATCACGTAATTGTGACGCTGCATCGTTGTACGAAATTAAACCCTGACGAAGTTGAGATTCAATTCCGGAACGCATTCCGGAGTATGCAGCTGCACCAGATGATTTACGTGCCTCGGCGGCTGCTTTTTGTTCTGCTTTTTCCGTATCAGCACGCTGCTCTGCACGCGCCTCTCTTTCTTGCTGGTACTTTAAATACTCAGCAAAAGTATTGTCCCTTGGAATTTCAGGGGATTTGTATTCAACCCTAGTGCCGCCGCCACCCATGATTTAATCCTCAAACGAACGTTGTGCTCAAATTAGGTCTAGCAATGGGACCAAACATGCCAGCCATAACGGCTTCTTTTTCAGCCAGGGAACGATTTAACGCAGCCCTGTTTTCTCTTTGACTTTGCTCGCGTGCTTCAAGAGAATTTTCAAGGGCAAAACCACGGCGAGCACGATCAGATAAAGTAGCTGATTCCATTTCAGCAAGTGGGCCCCGTTCAAACTTCTTCGCAAACATCTGCCTGCCAAGTTCCAGGTCTGGCATCCAGGTGCCTTGTGCGGTGCGGCCTGCCATTTCCTGGGCAGCTTGGCCATATCCTTGTTCGCGGCCAAGCATCACCTGCCATTTGAGCTGGTCGGCCCCAAGCCTCATCTTTGCATTGGCAACTTGTGCTTGCGTATCAGCTGCTCTATTTGCGCCAAATAGAGAAGCAAGTGCGCTTCCGCCAGCCAAACCTAATGTAATCGGATCAAAAGCCATTTTTCCTCTTTTACTTACTCCTTTGCTTAAACTCCCTGTATTTTCACCAAAAGCAACTGGGGTAAACGAATTAAAGTTTGTGTTGCTAAAAGAAGAAAGATAGTTGGGAAATTCCATTTCTACAGTCTACTGTCATTCACATTAGAAATAACGATTCGGACTGAAGTTAAACGAACCGCGTTGATAGTTTGTCAACTGAGGAATGTTTGCAGCACCCTGGGACATCATTTGCGCAATATCAGCTGCACCTTGGGCTTGAATCCTGGAGGGAACAGAGTATGCGTTGATCAGCGTATTTGGTAAATCAAACAGGGCTTTGTATTTACCAGCTTCCCTCATGCGATCTTTGTCAAGTTCATTTGCAAGAGTTAAGCGTTTGCTGATTTCTTCTGTACTGTTTAAACGTTCCACTCGCTCCAGCAATCCTCCAAACAGCTCCGAGTCTGGAGACCTTTCTGGATATAAACGCTTTAAAACAAAATCTTGCTGCTCAGGAGTTAAACCCTTAAGTTGATCAAGGTCACTTCTAAATTTTGTTAAATCAAAAGGTGATTGGGTCATGATCAACCAGCCCTAAAGACGGAAGCAGCATAAGGATTAGAAGAAGCAAGAATATCGCGCACTGTTTGACCAGCCTGTTGCTGTGCACCGCCTGCAAGTTGTGCAGCGTACATCTGACGGTTTAATGCGCCAGTGAGTTGACCAAGTTGTTGGTTGAGCTGCATTTGGTTCTGCATGTCAACGCCGCGATACTGTTGATAAAGCGGAAGCATTTGTTCAGCAGTTTTGACGTTGCCACTACGAAGTGCTTCAGCTGCTTGAAGATCGCCCGTGGTAAGACCGGGGATGGCACCACCAAGAATCCCAGATTGTCCTGCTTCACGTTTTGCGCCAGTTACTGCTTCAACAGCTTTGGCAGCACCACCGGCAAGAGCTTTAGTCGCGCCGCCACCAATTGTGGCACCAATGATGGAACCAACGGGTCCGCCAACAGCACCACCAAGTAAACCACCAGCAACAGTACCGGCCGCACCAAGTACATCACCTTGTGCAAGAGCAAGGCCACCACCAATCAAGGGGCCGTATTTACCAGCGAGTGCTAATCCTGCACCACGTAAAGTTGTTCTACCGGTGTTCTGTAAAACAGACTGACCCAACTGACTTGCCCTTGCTTGATCACGCATCCCGGCAAGGTTAATACCGGGTCCGCTATTTCCGCCAGGGGGGGATGCTGAAACGCCCGCACCTGTCACAGGAGGGCGTCCACTGCCGCCACCACCAGCTGCACCCATCGGAGGAATAGAAGAGGCGCCTCCTCCCGTCCCTGGGGCTGCATTTGCTCCGGCAGTTCCAAAAGTAGATCCGGTAACTTGCGCACCGCCACCACCGCCGCCCGTAATAGGAAACCCTTGACGAGTGCTACTTGCCCCACCACCAGTAACTTGAACACCCGGCTGGGAAGCACCGCCCCCGCCAAGGTAATTCATGATTTGTTGAAGAAAGCCAGGGTCCTGTTGCATCCGACGTTGCAGGTCCCCTGGATCCATAGAAGCACCGCCGCTTCCTGTAACGTTTGCCATTATTGGAATATTTGTTATTGCTAAATTCTATCACTGCTATTTCACTGAGGAGTGTAAGAAGAATACTCAGAAGTTGTAGGCAGTTGTGGTCGATTGCCTGCAGCAATTGCGGCATTGGTAAGATTGCCTGCCGCAACACCAGCCACTGAGCCACCTGCTGCTGCGGCAATGGTTCCCAATAATTTCTTAACTGGTGAAGTACCTGGTCGATTCAAAGCAATAGCCGCCTGCCGTGCAGCAAGAGTACCTGCAGTAAAGCCGCCAACCATTGGTAAGGTAACTGGAAATCCAAGCATGCGAACTTCGGGATTACCTTGTAGGTTTTCTGTGGTTCCTTTGATAATACCAAGACCAAGCAGGCCCTTATCGTTGTACAAGTAATTCATGTAGTTACCGTAACGCTGGGGAGTAAGACTTGGAATGTCTTGTTTTGCTGTTTCATATTTCAACGGATCACCAGTACGCCCTAAAAAGAAACGTTCAAACATTTCTTGAACAGGTTGTCCGGTTTGACGCCTATCCTCTGCGCCTTTTGGTGAATAAGATTGAGCGTACCCCTCAGGCCGAAACTGCTCTTCTGGATTAGTAATGTCAAATGTGCCAGCGGCTGAAATAGCTGGAGCAGCAATTGCAAGTGCAGTGGCAGCACGAATTGTGGGGGAGGGAATTACCTTTTCATTAATGCCTAAACCAACACCTGCCTGCGATACGGCAAGCGGGTGATTGTAACGCCACATGTAGGTACGTGTGCCGTCATTAGCGGCGTCCACAACGAGACGTGAGGTATAAGCACCTAAGAACTGCGCTGGTGTGCCACGGAGGGTCACACCTTCTGCTGCTAACGATTGTTTAAAACGTGGATCAAGAATACTTTGGCCGTAACCAAGTCCCGATCCAACAGAAGATGCACCGGGTTTATATGCAGCATTTGCACCTCCTGCGCTGGTACCTGGGGCACTTTTTGTGTACACACCTTTTTGGCCAGCTTGAATTACATCGGCTTTACGTGCACCAAGTTTGATGTCTTCCCAGATGCTTCCAAGTTGTTGTACAAGATTTTCTTTCTTCATTACATTGCCCCCCTGGTCAGTGCATATGGATCAATGGCGCCACGGAAAAGACTTGATTCGACGCCTTGCATTTGAAACATCGTCCCAGGTGATAATGCTTCTTGGCTTCCAGGATTCATTGCTTGGCGCTGCATTAATTGTTGTTCAGCAGTTGCCGTTTGATCCATTACAACTGGTTCTGCAGATAGCTGTTGAAGTTCCTGTTGAGATAAACCTGCAATTTGACTGGAAGCAAAAATAGGTTCCACAAGCATTGGTGCTGCAATCGATGTACCAATCATCAATGCAGACTGAGGACCACTTGGTCGATATTCTTGATGGCTAACCTTGCTACCCGGTGGAGTAACGGTGTAGTATTTACCCGCAAGCTTGGGATTAATTTTACCAAGTTGCTTGGCCGCACCCGCACTTAACAGGGCATCGGCTGCGCCAACCGCAAGTCCTGCAACCGGATTGCCTGTAAACATTGCAGTGGATGCACCTGACCACAAACCGCCGAGCGCAGAATGTCCCAACAATTCTTTGCCGCCACCAGCGAGACGTTGCTGGATAACAGGGGCGTTTTTAACACCTTGCAATGCAGCCCCAATTCTTCCAGCTAGTCCCAACATTTTTATACTTCTTATTTGCTTATTTTACGATCAGTTATTTAAGTGTTTTGCCGGGGGAGGTATTTGTTTCAACTGATTCTTCGTCGACAGTGTCCTCGCCTTCTTTTTCTTCTTCCTTGACCGGCATTGATTTCATGACGCCTTTACGATCAAGAAGTTGAGCAATTGACGGTTTATCCTTAACCTCGTTCTCCGCACGTTTTTCTGCCATTGCCATTAAGTATCCATTAGGATCCGGATTACGCATCCGTGGCATTGGATTCTTAGCGACCTTACTTGGATTTAGTGTTGGACTAAGTTTGTATGCTTCAATCCATTGAGGATTGAAGTCAGGTTGGTCCTGGGGGCGCTGCGCAGTTTTTGGTCGACCTTCTTCAAAATCGTAAGCAGTAGGACGATCAAACGTCCCTAGGCCAAACATGTCATATGCTTCGGTTACTTTGCTGTTGTCATCAAAGAATGGTGTATTACCAACAAAGTCAAGATCCGGGTTTAAGGTGATCTTACGCGTCATGGCACGACGCATTAAATCTTGTTGACCAAACCTTGATGGGTTCCAGGGATACTGGCCGGTTTCCGCTTCGGAGCGAAACAAGTCGTCAAAATCTAATCGTTTGGCAATTTCACCACGGCGATTAAATGGGTTTTGAATGTAACGACCTAGATCAAGCCTGTCATCTTTTGCCATCAGCCTTCAGATTTCTTCTGGTCTTTTTTCTTCTTTAATCCTACCAACGTTTGGCGAAGCCGTGCTTGCTTCACCGTTTTTTCGTCGTACTTATCCGGATTGGAAAGAACATTCTCCTGGAGCTGGGCAGAAGTAATGCCTTTCTTTTTGGCTTTAGCTGTAAAGGCGCCTTCTTTGATGTCAGCGCCTTGGATCCACTTTTTGTTTTTCTTTTTTTCAGCCATTGTTTTAAGAGATTGTTTTAACTTTACCGAAATTATCCTTGGTAAGTGCGAATTGGTCCACCGCGCCTATACGCAGATCGCATAAGGTCATTCCTCCAATCTTCAGCACCAGGATCAATGCCATACGGTGGGATGTTGGTAACTTTACCACCACGGAAGCCTTCTGCTGTAACAAGTTTATCCATCCGTGGATAAGCAATGTTTTGTCCTTGAGTAGTAGTTTGAATAACCGGCTGTAAACCAGCGCCCATTACTACTTGTTCTGTCCAACCGCCAATACGAGACAAACCTGGGGACTGCGTTAATGGACCAATTGGGGCAGGCTCTAATCCAGTCACAAAAAATTCTTGTGGCTCATTGCTGTAATAACGAGCTTTCTCGCCACGGCGAGTTAAATTCAAACTTTCAGAAGGGGCTCCAATGTCACGGCGGACACCAGGGGTAACACTTGTTGTTGGTTGAACAACCACGGTGCCGCCGGGCATATCACCAATGAACGGGCTTAAAGGAGTTAACGCACTACGCCCCGGTTGATATTGCGCATAAAGGGTACGTTTGCTGGGATCTTGACCAGGGAGGCCGAGCGTTGACTTAAGACGTAACGGAGACCTGCGCGATACTTGGGCTGATTCACCAGGATCAGGTAAAAGTTCTAATTGCCTTAATGGCGTTCTTGTTGGAGTTACAAACCTTTCCGGAGATGCAATAACTTTTGCTTGAAGACCGCCCGTCAAAGCGTCTGCCAAGAAAGCCTGGGCATTTGCTTCGACTTGAGTTGAAATTGCACGGTTTGCTCGAGTACCTGCAACGTTGTAAACAGTACCCAAGACATCGGGATTGTCTTGAGTTAAATAACGACCTGTTGGCGTTTTAATGGCGCCAGTAATGCGTGGTTGACGAATGACGCTATTTGCTTTGCTTTTGCCTGTAAAAATTACAGGGCCAGCAGCTTCGGCGGCAGCTCCTGTATAAACATCAGCAGCTCCCAGGATTGGGCCAAGGTCTTCGTCAGTGGTATACCCAGTTCTAAGTTGAGTGACACTCGGAAGCACGGGGAGTGGCTCAGAAGGATCAACAATCATTCCGCGCCTTAACGTTTCCATTGAACGAGCTACGTCTTGTGCAGGTCCAGAGGGAACCGTTGGGCGCAGATTACGAGCTTGCTGCAATACCTCTTGCGAGGCAGCAACAGCAGCCCTGGAGCGATCCAAAGCATCTAACTGTAAAGACGTAGGTTCTGCTCTTTTGGATGCCCTAGTACGCAAAACTTCAGACGCCATTCTGGCAAGTTCTTCATCAAATGCACTACCAAAAGTTTTTTCAGGATCAACAGATTGAACAGGCAAGTTTAATTGTTGAGTTGCGCCATATTTTGTATATTTAGATGTTACAAGATTTTTTAGATATTGATTCATTGAGGCCTGCTGGCCCATTGTAATCAATTCCGTTAGGTCTTCATCGGAAGCTCTATTAAGTTCATTTAAAAGTTGTGCTTTTATTTTATATTCCGTACCTTGTTTTAACCTGGTTTTTAACCCTGTATCGGCAGAAACAAACTCACCAGCCGCATCTTGATAAACAACATCGCCAGTAACACCAGGTTTACCACCACGCAAAGCTTTGCCGCGCATGGTGGTTTCAATTGGAACAGCGCCACCTGTCAATAAAGAATCAATGTCTTCACCTAAATTTGTAGTTGGCGCATCGCGTAATTCAGCGCGTTGGCGAGCATTGTCAACAAGTTGTAATTGATCGTTTAATTCTTCTCTGTAAGTTTTGTTAAATTCTGCGGCAAATTGTTCGGGTGACAATTGCTCGCGTGGCAGTTGATTTTCATTCCTGATGTCAGCAAGAATTTGTTCGGCTTGCGCTTGAAGAGTTCTTGCTTTTTCTACACGATCTTGAACTTGTGCTGCTTGAATTTTATTCTCCGCAGAGTAATCAAAATCTGTATCAATTTCTTTTGCACGTAAATATTGACGCGCTTGTTGTGCCAGGGGATCACCAATTTCTTCTTGGCTTAAAGCCCTGGGGGAAATACGAAAAGATTGTTTGTTTTGAAGATCAAGTACGTTTAATCCCCAATCTTCTGCCTGATCAACAGGAAGACCATCTGGAAGTTGTGCAGCAACTCGATTAATTGGAGCATCTGCTTCATATCCAATCATTTCAGATGGAGTTGCATTTTGAATCATGGCTTGACGGTCAGCTTCTGCCATGTCCTCCAGAAGGTCAACCCTGGACAGGTCAACATCCTCATTACGTTGAAGTTGTTGTTTTACTCGCCCTGTTTGTTGATCTTCTGCAGAGTAAACGGCATTAACTGATTGATCGGAAATTACCGCAGCAGTTGATTGTTGTTTTTCAACTTGCGTGGGAACATATCCAGATTGTTCCAGGCGTTCTTGTAGGAAGTTTTTAGGTGTAGCACGGAGTGGCTCTAAAACTTTTTCTTCTGCTGTATCACGAATTAAGTTACGGTACTCAGCTTGAGCTTTTGCCTGCATACTGCGGGCTTCTGACAGCTCTTCTGCTTTTTGTTGACGAACAAGCGACAATAACTCTGGATCTTGTGACAAACGCTCTGCTGCATTGACACCAGTAATTTCACGTTGTGCAGAAGTGATGTCTGCAAAAGAACCTGGTTGACGACTGTAGTAAGTAGACGGTAATTCAGTTGCTTGACCTTGTAAACGTGACAAATCAGTCACAATCGGTCCGGTGACTGGGCGTACGGGTGTGGCACTGACGGGTACAGCGCTTAATGACGGGGAAGGAGCACCGGTTTGTGCAACTAATGAGGCAAGGTCGGTCTGAATTACCCCGGGCATCCGCTCAGCACGGGCTTCACGGGTGATTTGCTCCATGCGACGCACTCGGTCGGCAGTGGAGCCAGGGGATGGTGGTGTTTGTGACCTTGTTACCTTTGGGTTCTCCGGCATTTGAGTTGCAGCCGCACGCCGCACCGCCTCATAGTTGGGTGCGCCAGGGCGTTTAGCTTCACGCGGAGGGGCCTGCTGGGCCATACGACCCCTTAAGTAGCGTGTTCCAGCAATACCGCCGGCTACAGCACCTGCTGCAAGGGCGGCTTTACCCAAAAAGTCAAGCAATCCACCTTCTTCTTGCTGCTGAGGTTGTTGATAGTACGCGTATTGCTCAGGAGTCATGTAATTAAAGGTTTATTGCCTGATTATTTGATATGTCAACATTCTATTGTTGACAAATCTAGAAAACATGGGCGCTATAGTGAAACAATAACGTATTTGATTCCAGGGATGGACGCCGGTACACGCCAAAAACGGGTCGAAGCTCTTGAAGCAATTAAAGATAGGGCTCTTGGGATGGCTGAAAAGAATACTGATCCGTTTGAAGTGCGTGATTTTGTGACTTCAGCCAAAAAAGAACTGGCATATGAGTTGCCAGACGAAGAAGCATTCAAAAAAGCAATGAACGCAACCCTCGCGTACAAGCGTAAAAAGGAATCTTAGAAATATAAGGACTTTTAAATATCGGCCGGGGTAAATGACCCCGGCTTTTTTGTCTAAAAATTTGGGATAAACCTTGTTTTACATGACACAATCGCACTTTTACTTAAAAGAGGGGCCGTATAGACCCCAAAAAGGGACTAGATTTTCCTGACGCTTCTCCACCCACCCACCCGAATGCGATCACGGGGAGAAAAAAAAGAATGGCGGCGGTGGCAGTGAGAGTAGGAGGGGGTGCGGTGGCACCAATAATCCCCTAACTACGTTATAACGATAGTGTTATACCCGCTCACTTCGTTCGCTAGTGCGACGAGCGGGCAAATATATACTGTCGTCCCTATCAAGCCTCAACCAACAGTAAGAACTAAGACATTCAGCTGATATAATCCCGTATCGCGCTGCGATATGCTTAGCTACACTCTCCTCCTGTTTTCAGGAAGAACTGTTGTCAATACTGGGTTTTCGGGGGTTGCGCATCCGTACAACGCAGACATTCCATTGCAAACTTGAGGTCAACTCAATGCTAACCAAAGAGATTCGCCGCGTCCGCTTGTCGGGTCGCGAATATCACGGCGTCACTTGCAACAAGCTTGCAGAGAAAGCCGCACAAGAAGCAAGGGCTAAAGGATGGCAGACCTGGACAATGTACAACCAATCAGACGTTTTGGACTGGGCTACCACGGTGGCACAGAAACCTGGAACCAACTGGTACATCATCGGTCAATGGATCGAGGATGACGAAGTTGTATACAAGGTCCAAGGCAAACGGCAGGACGTACTGAAACAGTGGCTCTGCTACACCAACGCCCTTGAACCAAACTACTGATCCGTACAAGCGGGTCCAGGGGTGCAAACCCCCTGGTAGTTATTGCCACACACTGAGTGTGGCTTCAGAGGACCATGGGACTTCGCTCTTCACTCGGCAAAGCTGTAAGCGCTGGTTGGACTGTGTTCAACCATGAGATGGCTGCAGGTTTGGCCGAACATCAGATCAATGCTGCTGCTGCTGCTGTTCAACGCAGAAACAAGCATATTGACAGCTTGATCACTGGTGACTACGGACGCTCAACTTCGAGCGGTCGAAAGATCACCTTTAGCTAACCCTGGTGGGTCAAGGGAGGTTCGATTCCTCCCTTAGTTATTGCCTCCAGCGGAGATAGGCACCGCACAACAGGAGATTCCTGTGGCCAAGCGCGCAATTATTGTTCAATTTCAGGAAGATCATCCCGGCAATCCGGGGTGGTGGAGGTACAGCCGACCTGTGCTTCGGCACGTAACACAAGTACCAAACAGCTCCACTATTAGGTGGCGATCATGCGGTTCACAGCCTTGCTTTGAGTGCCGTCAGGCACAAAAAGAGTGGGATCTGAAGTACAGCAGCTGATCCGTTAAAGCGGGTTGGGAGGTGCAAACCCTCCCACAGTTATTACCCCCAGCGGAGATGGGTACCGCATGTTTTATCGTCATCATGACAACTACATACCAGCAACTCCGTCAGTATTTTACTGAACAAGAGTTAGACAACGCAACAATTATTACGCGCCATATTCAACATAATTTTCCGCACATGACATATGCAGAAATCTACATCAATCTTCTGGTTCAGATGATTGCCGAACGTTAAGTACCGGGCGTGATGCCGGGGGATCGAATCCCCCCACTTAACACTTGCCTTCAGCGGAGATAGGCACCGCACACATGGAGTTATCCATGGATCTGACTACAGGTTGGAAACAACATACCAACGTACCTGGTGGTTATCACCTGGTTTACGTTGATGCTTTGGTTGGTGAGATATCCATTGTTACCGGACCGCAAGGTTCAGGACTAATGGCGTCTAACAATCCAGGGCAAGAACCCACGTATGAAGTGTGGTTTCCAGGTATGCGCAATCCAACCGGCCATTTAACACTTGATGAGATTAAAGGAATCATCAAGTACATGCGCCAATGTGAAGAAGAACGCATATGGACAGCGTGTAGTGAATACGAGAACGATTGATCCGTAAAAGCGGGAGGCAGGGTGCAAACCCCTGCCCAGTTATTGCCACACACTAAGTGTGGCTCAACTTAACGCAACATGAGCCCAACTAAATTTATCGTAATCAGCGTATCCATCTGGATGGTAAGCATGGGTGCTATCAGCCCCATCATTATTCATCAGTTGGATAAAGCAACTGCCAAACAGTGTTTGACACATGATTGGCCCAAGACTGCACATCAGCTCCATATGGACTGGTGCGCCGCTAACAACTATCCCACTCACTGACATGTATTTCATCACACTTGACGGTAAACAGTACCGTCAGTACTCAGCCAACGAGTACGTCGATGCATTGGAAGATGCCGCACAATTGGACCACATCTACAACTCACCAGAGTTGAATGATGGCGTCCAGGGTACCCATGACATCAGACTTCTCATCCTTCCTGAGATGATGATGTCCGATGTTGAGATGGTCATCTGACCAGGCGTGATGTCGGGGGATCAAATCCCCCACTCAACAATTGCCACCCACTGAAGGTGGCTTACAACTCAACTCAACATGACTGCACTCAACCTGCGTAAGAACACTGCTGAGCTTCTAAAGCTCTCTGCTAAAGCTATCGAGAATGCCAAGGCACCTAACATGTCTATTGTTGGTGCCAAGCTGATCGAGTATCGTATCCGTGCGGCGGCACTCATGATGCCGAACGACATGGCATTCGTTATCACACCTAAGGCTGACGCATGACTAACAATCAACTTGCACAGCTAATGTCTTTAACAACCGACATGGCTGACTTAGTACGTACTACAGGTGATGAAGATCTCTCTGAGATTTTCGATCAACTACTTGTGTACATCAATAAGTTAGAAGACTGACTTTTGACGTTTGCACTAAGGGGTTACGGCCCTTTTCTGCAGACCTCATTGTCTGCATTCAATTCACACCACTTGGATTCACATGACTCCTAAAGCTGTTGAACATTTACTCACGCAGGACGCTCGCCTGCTTGCCAGGAGAGATGCACCTGTCATTGACCAAGATCTTGAGCAGCAGCGTCAAGCTGCACTCGAAATCTTTTTCAAATGGCAGGATCATGCCTGTCAATTTGAAGACGTCATACCATTCTGCGTGGTACTCCAACGCCAGGTGAATCTCAACCGAGATTTGCTACGTTGGGAACGCCAAAACGCAGACTGACTTCTGTACTTAACCTTCCGTTGATACGAATTCGTATCGGCGGTAGGTTTTCTACAGGACTCAACATCCTGTATCCCATTGTCAATTCAATTCCATGCTGAGCAACACCATCATTGGCAACATCACTTACATGGAGAAAGTTCTGCACGAGGGTCGCGAGTTCCTTGCGATCACCATGGCAGTTAACGACATGTACGACGGTGCTTGCAGAGTCCGGTTCAACAATTCCAACGGGTTGTTGACTGCATACAACAATGGCACACTCGTTGTTGGACACCAGCTCATCCTCAGTCAGTACGACGTGCGCATTAGCAGCATTCGTACGCACTACCTGAAGGATGGACTGATGCATCAACTCAAGTACCCTGAGCTTGCACTCACTCGAGTGAGGGCTATTATCGGTGCTGCACCCAGGCCTAAACCTGAGGTTGTGGCACCAACTATCGAACCAACTCTTGAAGAGATTGCGTTCTGACTCCTGCTGACTCCTGCATCAAGGGCCTTGGGTTACCAGGGCTTTTCTTGCAGGACTCAACATCCTGCTCAACATTTGCCCAACATCTTAATCACATGCCAATTACTATTGACAACCAAGAAATCCAGGATGCACTGGAAGAGTTTGACATCCGTCCGACAGATTATTATCTGTCGTTTGACACCAATGTTGTTTACCTCGTTTGGTGTACGAACGGCATTAGAGCCAGTCGTCTCGTACACAACAACGGATGTATAGACATTGAAATCAAAGGAGTATGGCATGACGAAGTGCCGGAAGGTTTCATCCTTCCTGAATACGTATGTATTCGGTACATCCTTGCAACTAACTGACATGAAGCAAATTATCTCTCTCGGCAAAGGCCGATTTGTCCACGTTGATTCTTACGGTGCGTCTCATGAGACACGCCGTGGATCAATCATTGTGGCAGCCTTTGCCATGATCATCTCTGCACTCACTGTCGGTGCCGTACTTGGCATCGACATTACCTCACCCAACACCACCACACAACATGGCTATACACATCGCACTGATCGTTGATCGCAGCGGTCGCTATGCCCACGTTTGGGGCGAAGCTCCAAGCTGGAGTAAGTTTTCCGACCAGCTCGAAGACCTTGGCGCAGAGGTGGTAGAAGAACAAACAGACGACTGGGAAGGCAGTACCAAAGATAAGATCGCTGAAGATTGCGTGGCAATCAACCAGCTTCTCAGCGGTACGGATTTCCTGCCCCTCTGATAGCGTCAACAGAACAGACCACACCACACCTGGTACTTGTCATGTGATAGGTACCAGGTACTCTATGCAAGCAACCAACTCAAACCATGGAAGCACTCAGCCAACTTGACGTTCAAGCCCCTGATCACGTCAGTGTGATTACAAGGGAAGGCAAGGTCACCATCTCCGTTGTCAAAGACGGAACATCAGTGACTCTTGGATTCCCCATTAAAACTGCAGGGCTTGATACAACCCCCAGACCCCCGCTTCAGCCGCCAGCACCAAAGGTAATGGCTGTTAAGGAGACCCAGCATTCCACTGCAGTGCAGTTGGAAACATCTTATCTTTCTTTGAAAGGTAAGCACTCTCCCGTTGGCAACTGTAAGTTGACACCACAGCAGGTACGTCAAATCAAACTGATACTGACGGATGAACGGTTCATGAAAGCATTTGGTTCTAGGCAACAAGCTTACGAAGCAATTGCCGCTAAGTTCAACGTCAGTTGCCACACGATCTCCAACATCCACAAAGGACTTGCTTGGAGGAACGTAAGTATCTAACACCGCAATAGTATATTTGTACTACGAATGGACCTGAGTACACGAAGTGTAGCGACACAATGTGTTCCTTTGTTTTCAATGGAATGCATTGTGTTACCACCTTCGGTGTCCTTAAACTGCTCAACACACCACTGCAATTCACACGATGAGAGACCCTGACTTCATTGATGAACAACGCAATGCTGATGCCCTTGACGCAATGGCTGATCGTGCATACGAATTGGAAGAAGCCATGCGTGAAGCAGAACAAGATGGTTGGACAGGTGTTTTCAATGATGAGATATCAAATGAAGAACGTTACGCATGTGACCATTACAACGAGAGGTATGTAATCAATGACTACCACTAAACAAATCTGGGATGAAAGCCCAGTGCTACTAGGTATTGTCCTGGTATCAATCACAGTCACACTCATTGGAGATTTCATTAAATGCCTACTGCAAATCCATTTGCCAAGACAGAATCAGCTCGTCGTTGGATCAGTAGTTACAACTGGACAACCGAGCTTGAAGACAAAGAACCAACTACGATCACACTCCACGAATGCACCATGCATTACGGTGGACCAGAAGAAGGAGGATGGTATTGGGAATCAGGTTGGCCCATCAAAACAATCTGTGTCTTCTCCAAGAAGCAAGCCATCCGCGAAGCAATCGAACTCGAAGAGTACGCACTCGAAACCATTGGTGACAAGAAGGACAACCTTGGATGGCCCCAATGGTGTGTTAGTTTCTCCAACGAGTACGCCAAAGCGTACCCCGAAGAACGTCCGTACTACTGCTGATGTCAAATCAACTGGACCTGCCCAGGCTTGATCCCAAGATCAGGCTGACAATCAACCAACGCAACATCTGGTTTTACTTTCTGAATCACAGGAAGAAGTACAAGAACTTACCTTGTTATGTACCAAAGCTTCCGATGCAGGAGACCAGGCGTCAAGACTATTACACAGCCTTGGAAAGGTTGGAGCAATACGGATTGATACGCGTGGACAGAACCAGTCGTAACTACACGGGCTGGATCATGCTTGATCCCTGACCAATATATAAGTTTTGCTTATATCTCATTCGCTATTTGCGAATAGCGAACAAAGGGTATTGCCAGATAACTACTGGCCTACCCCCCGAACCCCCCGCTGTTCAGTACCAGGGGGGATCCTTAGATGTACATACGTTATATCCATTTACTCCCACCATTCACTCATCAACTCAATCATGGCTAGAACCAAGTCTTCACTTAGCAAAGGACAACCATCACCAGACTATCCCCAAGGTAAACACACAGTTACATTCACTGACCTTGAAGAAGATGACTGGTGGCTAATCACCAACATGTTCAAAGGTCGTATTGAAATGATGTCCCATCGTTTGCTTGAGATTGAACGATCGAATGATCCTGATGTCATTCATAACACAGCTCCTTGGTACGAAGAAACAATTGCAAGATTGATCACAAGACTTGAAGAGTTTGAAGACCAGATTAGTCCTGTGTATTTCAAACGTAAACGAGCAGAGCATGCTGCTCGTAACAAACAACCTAACAAGTAATACCTGGGCATCCGTAAGGTATAAGTCCCAGGTGTACACTCCATTCATTCATCAACTCAACCATGGAACAATCACAGAAGTATCCAACGATTGATTGGACTAAGAACGAATATTACCAAGTGCAACGTGCATTGGAGATCCTCCAACATGTTGTTGATCGTGAATCAAAACGTCACGAGATGAATCAACATCTCACACACAGCATGCTCAGCATGTTGGAAGATGAGATCATCCCAATGCTCAGTAACGAACTTGACTGTGACGGTGGACCAAGCGATGACGAAATCTGCGGTGAACCACCGATGACGGCAGACGAAATGTACACTGCTGCATTGCTTCAGCACCAGGAGCTTCACTCCTAACCAAACATTAAGAGAATCTGTAAGTCTGCCTTGGATTTTACATTCAGGGTAGACTGACCCTGCTTAACTCATTCCGCAAAACACACATCAGATGTCCGACAAACCACGCATTCCCGACGCACTTGACATGCAACGTCTGCATGCCATGCAGCTCGTCGCCAAGATGAAAGAAGCTGCTGATAAACAAGGTGTCCAATTCATCGGGGGTTTTGTCACCCCCGATGGAGAAAAATTTGTAATGACCAATATGGATGAAGATGATCAACGTATGCTCATGCCTGAGGAACTCAAGTGACTAACCAACACCTAATCATCCCACCGCGGGAGCTACTGGATAAGTGGTTCAACTTACCGATGAGTACTCAGGAAATCTTCGTGGTTGCCGCCCAATGGGGCGCCGACCAGGAGCTAAAGGCGTGCGTCGGATGGCTTGACCGAAATGGTTACTTCGATTCTGCGCATGACCTCGGCGCCGCCCGCCGCTCTAAGCCGCCGAGCTTAAAGGAGCAAGGGTTGACAGCACTGAAACTACTGAAGCAACGAACTACAGATCCAAACATTATCGAACCGCTTAGCCAAGCAGTGGAGCAACTCGATGACTAAAGACAAATCACCAATCAACTTTGACAAGACAATTGCTGGCTTTAACATAACTGAGCACGGCGTTAAGTCTTATACCAAGTCAATTAAACTTGGTCCGTTCCAGGTTACACTCAACGCTCGTGGCTCTGGTGTCAGAGGATCTATCAGTATCCCTGGCACAGGCATAAGCAAACGTAACATCCAACTGTTCTAATAGCTGGGCATCACCACTACGGTGTGTAAGTCCCAGCATTTACCTTACGCTCAACTCAACATGGATTCACTCACACTATTTGATCGCATCAATCTTGCAAAGTGTGCACAGTTGCGGGCAGAAGCTCGCGTCTGTGACAACGACGGATTCCTTGCGGAGTATACCACTGCACGCATGTGGACTAAGTACCGATGCTACATCACCAAAACATATTCATTCGTGGAGTCTGACTGATGTCTGTCCTTGCAATCGAATCAACCATTATCGATGATGACTATGTCACAGTTGAAGCAATTGTCGATGACATGCGTTGCATCTATGCAGCGACTTACTCAAGCCCTGCTGAGTACGCTCCGGCACTTTGCCGAGCTAGTTTCTTCTTGGGTGATGACACCATCCCTACTGATGAAGATGGCTTTTGCCGTTATCTTGACGCATGCCAGCTTGAGTGGGAACCCATTGATCTAGGTAACGACGAATGATTGGATTCTCCATCGAATTTAAACGCTGGTACATCACAGTGCGTGGTCCCATGGGCAGGGTATATCTCTGCACTGGGTTTGCCAAACGCCTGCCAGTGTTTTTCTCACCACAACAATCAATTGCATTTGATGACTACATCAATGATGATGAAGACTATGGTGTAAGGTAACACCACGTCCTAGGCATGACGTTAAACTGCTCATCATTTTAATTCAATTGCACACCCATGGACTTTAAAAGTATTAATGCTGCTTTTGATATTGATAAAGTGAGGCACCGCGCTGCCATGCATTATCAAAAGTACAAGTCACCTTCAGGTTACCCAAACTGGTTAAAGATACTTGACAAAGTTGACATAGCTCATAACGTAATTCATGAAGTCCAAAAGGAAATTGGTAGCTTTGGATTGACACGAGAGTTATCTCAAGAAGAGAATGCTGCCTTGGTTGTTACAGGCGCTATTGCATCATTGTCTCCACCTATTTGCGTGCATGAAAACATAATAGAAGCGCTTGCAAATACAGATGTTAAGCCAATGGAAACACCTGAATATGCATTGCCGTTCTTTATATTTCTTTTGCCAAAAGATTTCAAGTTTACAACTAAACTACCTGACTACCAAGGTTTTGATTTAAATTTTTATGTAGCATTTGCTGCATGTATTCCTGACTGTGTGAAAGTAACTTACATAAGTGAAACTACTGTTTGTTATGGTTCATACCAATGGACTGAAATTATTACAGAAAAAGATGGAGCCAAGGAAGAAGATTACATCCTGGAAAAGTTCATGAAAAATCTGATACTTATGTATATGTATGAGCCCAAGTATTTGACAGAAGAAACCATTAAGCTACCCACAAAGGGCAAAGGCTTTGGTTCTAGTGAAAAAGATAAGCCATTCCAAATGCGTTGGCTAGGTAAAAACTATAAGCAAGTACGACAAACAATTGTATACAAAGACAATACTGTTGATCCAGATAACAAACGATCTGTCCGAGCACATTGGCGTCGTGGACATTGGCACACAGTATGCCATGGCCCCAAACACAAACAACGCAAGCAACAGTGGTTTAAACCTGTGTTTGTTAATCAGGATTAACACCACGTCCCAAGCATGACGTTAAACTGCTTACACTTTACACTACGAACTCAACCCTGAATTCACCATGGAATTTCGTCTTCCGACCAATCTTCAGAACGAACTTATCCCTTACGATCCAACGCTCAAGAAGTTGGTACGTACTGAGAAGCAAGCCAAAACAACTACCAAGAAATCTAAATATCCACTTGGTAATCCACCACAGTTAATGCCATTGGATATTGTAAGAGAATCGTTGCAGCAAGAAGCAGTTGATACTATTAATGCATCAGCTGCTCCTGATAGGCACCATGAATTCAGGTTGCCTGTCGGTAACATTCCCAACGTAGAGTACGTTGTCCATGCAGTGATGTACCACTACGAAGGCGTATGGGTAGCAGCATGGCTGCCACCTAAAGGCAAGGAGAATGACTATGTATACGGCTACACTTACTGCTTTAAGGACACAGCCGCTACCCGTAAGATGCTCGATTACCAGGTTAAAAATCACCTGGAACAATACACTATATCAGAAATTGGTCGCTCTAATTATTACTACAAGACCGAATTAGTTACCAAGCAAAACATCATTGATGGTAATGATATAACCCGTTGGATGTATAGCGTTGGTAGCTGGAACGCAAAGGGTAGGAACATTGCATCAATGCTTGGGCGTTTTAGGGATGCACTTAAGAAAACAATTCCAACCTGGTCAGACGGTCGCGGTATCTTTGATCGCATTAAAACTTCTCGTAACCTATACAGCTTGCTTAGTGAAGATCGTAACTTGAATTGTAACTATTGGATCAAATATGAAAAAGATTTCGGGCAGACTAAAGAACAATGGTCTGCATCAGTTGCATCTTTGTTCCACATGATTGATTACTATGTAAATGTGCCTCACTATAATCCGCTCAGCGAATTTGTACGCGTTCGTCATATCCTTGATAAACCATTCTTCCGCAAGTGGATCCAAGATAAATGTAATGAGATTAATACAAAGTACCAAGATGAATCAGTAGATAGTATGGCTACAATCCGCAAGCCTTGGTTGTTAATCAAAGAGCTTGTCAAGGGTATTCATTATGTCCATTCAATCTGGGGTGATGCAGTTCCACTGGATTACTACCAGTCAAACATTGATAACTTGATGGGCATTGAATCTTGGAACGCTGTACCAACAATTGTTATTACGTGGCTAGCTAAACATATGCCAGTTGCTTCATTCTTCCAAATGCGTTGTAAGTATTACTTGGAACAGAAGGCTGCTCCACAACGTAGTTACGACTATGAGCATCAGCTTGGCATATATCAGTACCGATTCCGTGAATGGGAAGATACATGCAGCATGCTTAATCAAATCCTCAGCAACGACAAAACAATTGATCCGCCTAAGCGTTGGCGCATCACTGAATTCCATGACCATGTGCAAGCAGAAGCATGGAAGATTCAAAATCCCAATCACAAACTTCCACAAGATCTATTCCCTGCACCAATCAAGGTGCAGCACGCTGATCAGAACTGGTCATTCTTCCAGCCATTTGACACCCATCAATTGGCACAGTGGGGCCAGGCCGTACGTAACTGCGTGGGTAATGCCAGCAGTTATGCCGAAAATGTACGCAAGAAACAACACTTCATTGTGTTGTGTATGGTCGATGGTGCACCACGCTTTACCATCCAACTCGAAGTCAACATGGGACTTATGAGTGTCAAACAGATTGTTGGGATGCACAACTCCAGGCTGACGGAAGCAGACCGTGATCTGTACTCAGCAGCTTTCCGTCAGGCCTTGCAATCCCGCGAGAAACAGCTAAGCTCTAATAGCTGAAGCCACAGCAGGGCCATCGTATTCTCGTTATAGGTGGCCCTTTCTCTAATGCCTGATTACACTGACGATCAACTACTTGCCATGGCAATGGCAAACCTTGGTGAGTACATTCATGACAACTCACCGCATTACATTCTGATTGAAGAAGATCCTCGCAATGAGGATGACTACGACACGTGGGACTATGGCACTGAGCCATTACCACATGATCACACTTGGCAACACACATCAATTGATGTGAGTGTAAGCCCAAGTGAGGGGGACATGGCGGAATAGGTAGACGCAACGGACTTAAAATCCGTAGGCCATTGGCTGTGAGAGTTCAAGTCTCTCTGTCCCTACCAACCCACACAAGAGCTCAACACCATGTCAATTTTTGCTTGCTTTAAGTACATCATCCCTGAGTTCCATGCATTCAGTGATGATGACAATCGTTACAACCTTGGTGCAACATGGACTGCACAAGATGGACTTAAGGATTATCACAACCTTGAACTAAGGTATGTTCACAACTCAGAGCGGCTTGCGCTCCAGGGGGATCCACAGCCTGATGGATCATGGCGTTACGTGGAAGCCAACGGTTCCGTTCATACCATCTCACCTGAACGTGCCAAGCATTTCATGGAACAGACTCATCAGCATGCCACGATCATGTGTGCCATGCTCGACAAGCTTAAAGAGTCAGGGGTTATGAACGAACCACTGGACACCCAAGCCAGCCCAGCTTAAACTCAGTACCTACTCACTACCCTCCGTTACTAACAGCGGAAAGTTTACTCATGGACACACAACCTTCAAATGATTACATTGACCTTGACCTTGTTGACAAGGTGCTTGCATTAGTACCAGAGCAGGCATGGTCTTTAGTATTGACCGCTATTGTTAGCGGCATTGTTGATGAGATGCCATCGACTGTGCTCCAGGAATTGACTGGAGATGTAGAAAGATTTGACCGTGCTGAAGAAATCTTAACTTCGTATTACAGTGGCACAGATCAACGCAATGCTTTAATCCAAGATGCATTCAAACTTATTGGTACAGAAAACACATTGCATCTTTTAGATGCAATGCAATTAAACAAGTATGTTGAATCTCTTGAACTTAACACTGAAACCAATGACTGACCAACCGATATCCCCCGCCGCTCAGGCGGTTTACAGCGCAGTGCTTGAAATTTGCCCTGCGCCTGCCGATGAGATTGCCGCCGCCGCCCTGCGAGCTGCTGCTGATCAGGTGGTGCCGCTTCATATCTGTGGCACTAACGCGACCCGTGCTCAAACCCGCCTTGGAATACGCCACAAACTGCTCGCTCTCGCCGCCGAACTGGAGGGTACCAAATGACTGACGCCATCATGCTTACCAAGAACACAGACCAACTTCGCCAACAAGTAGCAGCTCACGTCGCTGCTGACTCCATCACTCAAGGCGTTTACTGGGACGAAAGCAACAAACGCGGTTGCTTTATTGGGTGCTTGGCGCACTCTGAAGATCCAGGGATTAACGAGCAAACCTATGGCTTGCCTGTAATGGTGCAGCGTATTGCTGAGTCGATCTTTGAAGCGTTGTCTGACGATGAAGCCAAAGCATTTTTTGCTGCATTGCCTGATGCAGTGAGCTGCGATGGCAAAGACTTAATCAAAGTCGGCTGGCAGTTCTTGGCTGCTGAGCTGCGGGCATTGCCTGAGCAACCTGCCGAGGTTCAGGTAGTTATTGATCCTGTTATTGCAGGTATAGATCTGCTTGCCAGTGGTCAGGAATGGGCTGTTGCTGATGCTGCTGCTGTTGCTGATGCTGCTGCTGATGCTGATGCTGCTGCTTGGGCTGCTGATGCTGCTGCTAATGCTGCTCGTGCTGCTGCTGCTGCTGCTGCTGCTCGTGCTGATTGGGCTGCTGATGCTGCTGCTTGGGCTGCTGATGCTGCTGCTGCTGCTAATGGTGCTGTTTGGACTGCTGCTGCTGATGCTGCTCGTCGTCGGCAACGTGACACTCTGCTGGCTCTGATTAGCCAAGCGCCAGTGCTGGAGGTAAGTAATGACTGACCAAGAACTGATAGAGCTTATGCCCGAGACCATGCGAGACGAGTTCAGCTATGCCGCCAGTGTTTGCAGCGATGCGACTGGCGGTAAAGTCAAGCCCGGCATCTTCCGTGTGGCGCTTAACACCGCTGCACTGGAGTATGCCCGTGCTGTGCTAAGCTCTGCCACTAAGCCGTCGCTACTGGAGCGGGAGGCTGCGCGATGAACACCATCACCCCACCGCCGGAGCTGGTGCAGCAGTGGATCAAGGAGTGTGACCGGCCAGACGATCCATGCTGGCAGGAGTATGAGCAAGACATCGCCATCCGCGCCGCCCAATGGGGTGCCGACCAGGAGCTGGAGGCGTGTTGTGAGTGGACCCAGGGGTATGCCGAATGTGGCGACTCACTTCGCGCCGCCCGCCGCCCCAAGCCCCCGAGCTTGAAGAAGCAGGCGCTTAAAGCAGTTAACGAAATGTCTGACTGCATGAGCGCAGGATTTGTACCGAAACGCAGCGATCTTGACGCTATCCGCCGCGCCCTGGAGGCGCTACCTGAATGAAGCCAGAGCATAAACGGGCTCTCCGTTGCTTTCTTCTTGAGAAACTCCGCGAGGCGACGTATCTCCAGTTAAGCGAACTAGCCGAAACTCATGATTGCCAGCCGTTTGATATGGCTGTACAATTTGAGATTGAGGTTGGACGTATTGAAAAATTCTTTTGTTACCCGCACTACGATGACTGAACCTCTCTCCCCCGCTGCGCAATCAGTCCTAGATGCCTATTGGAAGAGTTCATGGGATCTTCCCTTGCAGCACGAAGACCGTTACGCCATAGCCGCCGTCCTGCGAGCTGCTGCAAAACAAAGTACCTTTGCCGACGTAGCGGTAAATAAAACGATTGAGGTAGTCCCTGTTGACATTCTCCTCGCCATCGCCGCCGAGCTGGAGGGCCAATGAAACTCGAAATTAAACTCACCGACGAGCGCTACAGCCAGGGATCCGTTGACGAACCCGGCGAAATGACCACCACCTGGGAGGCCGACATGGACGACTGTTCAGTTCATGCTTGGTTCAAGGTCTTTGAGAGCGTCCTTGGAGCCGCCGGCATGACCGAAAAGCTCATCATGCGGGGCGCCTGTCAGCTTGCCTTCAATGAATACCGTGCAATCGAGGACATGGTGAAGCTAAGCAAGGACTACGACCTGGACTTTGCTGCCGAGCGGGAGGGTACCAGTTGTTCCACTTATCTAACAGATCCCAATGACTGACATCACCCCAAACGACCTCAGCCACCTCAGCGATGAGGCCTTCGAGGCCCTCTGCCCGCAGGGTTATCACGCCCCAGGACCGGAGCCATTATCACCCGCTGCTCAGGCGGTGCTGGATGCTATTAACAAAGAACTTGACGAAGCCCCTTGGGATGTGAGTTTTTTGGCAGGTGTTAGTGCATCCGCCGCCCTGCGAGCTGCTGCTGATCAGGTGGTGCCAGCCACGGAGTACAAATCTTATCAAGTGCGCATGATCGCTATGAATGTTCGCCACAAACTGCTCGCTCTCGCCGCCGAACTGGAGGGTACCAAATGACTGACGCCATCATGCTTACCAAGAACACAGACCAACTTCGCCAACAAGTAGCAGCTCACGTCGCTGCTGACTCCATCACTCAAGGCGTTTACTGGGACGAAAGCAACAAACGCGGTTGCTTTATTGGGTGCTTGGCGCACTCTGAAGATCCAGGGATTAACGAGCAAACCTATGGCTTGCCTGTAATGGTGCAGCGTATTGCTGAGTCGATCTTTGAAGCGTTGTCTGACGATGAAGCCAAAGCATTTTTTGCTGCATTGCCTGATGCAGTGAGCTGCGATGGCAAAGACTTAATCAAAGTCGGCTGGCAGTTCTTGGCTGCTGAGCTGCGGGCATTGCCTGAGCAACCTGCCGAGGTTCAGGTAGTTATTGATCCTGTTATTGCAGGTATAGATCTGCTTGCCAGTGGTCAGGAATGGGCTGTTGCTGATGCTGCTGCTGTTGCTGATGCTGCTGCTGATGCTGATGCTGCTGCTTGGGTTGCTGATGCTGCTGCTTGGGCTGCTGATGCTGCTGCTAATGCTGCTCGTGCTGATTGGGCTGCTGCTGCTGCTCGTGCTGCTTGGGCTGCTGATGCTGCTGCTGCTGATGCTGATGCTCGTCGTCGGCAACGTGACACTCTGCTGGCTCTGATTAGCCAAACGCCAGTGCTGGAGGGTGGCAATGACTGACCGCGAACTGATCGAACGCCTGCTGTTCCTCGCTGAAACGGCTGAGGACTACTTCATCTACTGCGAACTGCGGGAGCTGGCTGCCGCCCTGGAGGCCCAGCCCGACCCGCAGGGGCTAATGCCCGAAGTAGATGACATTCTGCGTTTGGCTGAAATCATCCGTAGGGTTGACGGCAACCACGACAAAGGCGCTGCTGCGTTGGCGGAGGCAATACTGTCACACCCTGACTGCAGCTATGACAGCCCCGCCATTGAGCCCGAGCCGCAGGGGCCGAGCCTCGCCCATGAGGCATACGTCGCTTTTGTTCAAATCTGCAAGGGCAATTCGGATGACGCCGGCACCTATGAGGCTGACGAAGAACTTGTCAGACGCGCTCTTAAGCGGCTCAGTGATCTGGAGGTGGGCCGCCCCGCCATCGAGCCAGTGCCTGGGGCAAAAGGTGAATAATGAAGTGTCGCAAATGCAATAGCAAGAACACACGTGTTATTTGCACTGATCACTTTGATACATTCACTAAGCGTTACTGCCGATGTTTTAATTGCAATTCAAAGTTTCGAACTGTTGAATACTATGAAGAACGGAAGCCTGGCCCCCCGCCTGGCACACCAAGAACACGTAACATAACGCGTGGTGAGTCCCATGGTTCTGCAGTATTTCAAGAGAAGGACATCCGCATGATGCGCACTCTCTATCAACAAGGCACAACCTTGGTATCCATCGCAACTAAATACGGGACAAGTTCTTCTTACGTGTCACGCATTGTTAACTACAAATCATGGAGCCACATTAAATGACCGCTGCTAAGTACGACTTCAACATTGGTGATCGTGTTGCCGAGCGTCCCAAGTCACATGGGTTGTTTGCTGTAAGTAAAGAGGCTGAAGAGATTGTTAAACGCAATAGGTCTCAAAGGTATGGCACCATCGTTGGCTATGACACACAGCTAAACAAAAGTGGTAAACGCATGAATATGTTGCTTGTGCAATGGGATCACCTCAAGTCCCCAATGAAACATGCAAGGTGCAGGATCTGTCCCATTGATCAGCTTGCTACATTGACAAAACAAATCATTGTCCCAGGGGAATGACCATGGATGTATCACTTGTTTGGGTCACGCCTCAAGCTGAAGAGTTGATCACACGCATGGCTCGGGTGTCAGCTCCAAAAAATCAAGGGAATATGGAGACTGCCCCTAAGTTGTTGCGTTATTTGATTACGCACCAGCATTGGAGCCCGTACGAAATGGCTAACATGTGCGTTGAAATCAACACAACACGTGCAATATCTGCACAAGTTATTCGCCATCGTTCGTTTAGCTTTCAAGAATTTAGTCAGCGCTACGCAGATATCAATGAGCTTGGCTCAGCTGTTATCCCACACCTGCGTCGTCAAGACCACAGCAATAGACAAAACAGTATCGACGACTTGACATCGGAAGATGTTGCCAACTTCTATCGGCGCATTAGTCAACTCTTTGAGGATACTGAGCATCTCTATCGTGAGATGGTAAGTCATGGCATTGCCAAAGAGTGCGCCAGGAACATCTTGCCGATGGGTACGCAGACTAAGATTTACATGAACGGTTCGCTCCGTTCGTGGATACATTACCTGCAGCTAAGAACTTCCAATGGGACCCAAGCAGAACACAAACAAATCGCAGAAGAAATCAAACGAATCTTCTGTGCACAATTCCCAGTCATTGGAGAAGCTGTGTTCTCAGAAGATCCAGGGATTGCCTGAGGTTTCTTCTGGTAAGCCTGTTGAATCAGACAACAACTTCAGCAGGTTGCTTTTTTAATTCCTTGATGGCACGCTTGGACTCTACATCCTTGCGTATTTGTTTTTTCTTTTGGTTTGCCAGGTACACAAGCAGTGCTTGATCCATTATTCTGTATCTGTTGTTACTGAAAGTTTACTCCAATTGATGTACACCATGTCGTTCACTGTGTAACACAAATGACACCAAGCGAATACCACCGCCTCGCACGTTTTAATTGTTTGCAAGAGTATGATTGCTGCGCTAAACCAGATGACTTTATTGAAGTAACCGAATGGTACAACGGTGAAGGTTTTGATGTACACCTTAGTACCAGTGCTGGTGAACAGCGTATGTCACTTAGCTGGGGTGAGTACCAAGCATTGAAAACAACCCTTGGTGACTGGGCTGAAAACAATCTGGAGGATGAAAAATGACTAATCAACACCCCATCACCTTACCGCCAGCAATTCTGCAAAAATTACGCAGCACAACTCCAACTTCAGGTTGGCATCTTGATGCTTGGATTGCTGAGCAAGCCGCCCAATGGGGTGCCGACCAGGAGCTGGAGGCGTGTTGTGAGTGGGTCCAAGGTTATGCCGAATATGGCGACTCACTTCGCGCCGCCCGCCGCCCCAAGCCCCCGAGCTTGAAGGAACAGGCGCTTGAGGTATTTGAAGCCTTGATCCATGGCGATGCAAGTGGGCTTGACGTTGGAGTAATCCGCCGCGCCCTGGAGGCGCTACCTGAATGACTGAACTATCACCACAAGCGCAGGCGGTACTATATGGATTTCGTGCTGTGCCAAATCTCATGGATGGGCCGTCTATTGCCGGTGCCCTGCGAGCTGCTGCAAAACAAAGTATCTTTGCCGACGTAGCGATAAATAAAACGATTGAGGTAGTCCCTGTTGACATCCTCCTCGCCATAGCCGTCGAGCTGGAGGGTGTGACCTCACGGTGATCAAGCCGCAAGGTCATTCGTTTACCAGCCAGGGGAAGCAGCAGAAACCCTGACTCCCTCGGGGTTGACGCTGCTCTGCTACACCCCATATAATCATACACGTCCTAAGCATGACGTTAAACTGCTAGTCAACTCAACTCAACTACCATGAAACTTCTTAAGTTTTCTACCGGCAACGGCAAGCTCAAGAATCGTTTGATCTTCTCGCTGCCAGCGGGATACGCCTGCCCTCACGCAGGTGTGTGTAAGACCATGGCCGATCGTGCCACTGGTGCCATCATTGATCTGCCACAACACAACGGCACAACAGCAGATGAGTTCCGCTGCTTTGCTGCCATGGCAGAAGTCAGGCCAAACGTACGGGAGGCACGCTGGCACAACTGGGATCTGTTGCGTGGTGTTATGTATGGCAATGGAAACCAAGCGTTGTTGTTGCGTGATCTAATTGACATGTCGCTTAGCATGCAACCACCAAAAGAACTGGTGCGTGTCCACGAGTCAGGAGATTTCTGGACTGAGAACTATCTCAAGGCATGGCTGATGGTTGCCAAGCAACGACCCAAGCAAAAGTTCTACGCTTATACCAAGTCCCTTGGGATGTGGTACAACCTTAAAGATTTGATACCATCCAACTTTTATCTCACCGCATCTTACGGTGGTACGTTGGATTACATGCTGCCCAAGTATCCAGACGTTTACACACGCATTGCGTATGTGGTGTACACGGAAGAGGAAGCAGCAGAGCGTGGACTTGAGATCGACCATGACGATAGCCACTGCCTTGGTGACAAGTCATTCGCACTCTTGGTTCACGGGTCCCAGAGGGCAGGTACTCCTGCATCTCAAGCGTTGTCTCAACGCAAGAAGGATGGGAAGTTTGTTGGGTACGGTAAATCAATGCAGAAAACATCCTGAATATCTTGCATTGACAAATAGGTCTGATAACATCTGACAGTTATCTTCTTGTTCAGATGAGCTACGTCATTGTCTCCTGGAAATCAGGGGCACCGCATGCGGTACATGCATGCAGCAAAACTAATTCTTTCCAGTTGGTTCCATTAGACTCTGACGTAGCTCTTACCAAGATTTTTTCGCATCCGTATCGTGCGGGTGCGCAACAAATTTTAAATTGGATTAACAAGAATGATGACCAGCTCGCCCGTCAAGAACTCGATGTTTACGATGAAGCCCAGTTCCGCAAGTGATACTTGGCTCGTATTCGATTGTGAAACGGACGGGTTGTACGATCAGGCCACAGTTGTTCATTGCATTGTTATATATGACATCAATAGAAAACAAACTTTTACTTACGGGCCTGATCGTATTACTGATGCTCTTGCTCATTTGGCAACCGCTGATGTACTCCTTGGTCACAATGTAATCTTCTATGACATCCCTGTACTAACAAAGCTTTATCCTTCTTTTACGCACAATGCCAGGGTCATCGACACACTTGTGTGCACTCGATTGATCTGGCCAAAAGAATTACTCAATGATCTTGACACAGAACAATATCCGCAGGTTCCATCGAAACTGCGGGGATCAGCTTCTCTTAAGGCCTGGGGATGGCGCCTGGCCGATAACAAAATCAACTTCAAAGACTTCTCGCAATACTCTGAGGAAATGTTGGAGTACTGCGTCCAAGACGTTGTCATTACTACCAGGCTTTGGCAAAAGATCGCAGACGAATACTATCCGCAATCAGCGCTCAAACTTGAGCATGACTTTGCTATCGCGATTAACCGACAAATTAGATCAGGTATTCCTTTTGATGTTGATGCATCTCTTGATCTTGTGGATGAACTACGCACAAAGCAACAAGACATCGAGGCAAAGCTAAAAGAAATCTTTCCGCCAATCAAACATGAAACAGTATTCATTCCAAAGGTCAACAACAAAGCCAGGGGTTATATCAAAGGTGAACCATTTGTCAAGGTTCATTATGAAGAATTTAATCCTGGCTCTCGTCAACAAATTGTTGATCGTCTACAAGAAAAGTACGGATGGGCTCCTGAAAAAACAACTGAGAAAGGCAATCCAATTCTTGATGACGATGTACTTGAATCACTTCCATATTCAGAGGCCCAGGTACTAGCTCAATACATGCTGGTCAAAAAACGTCTGGGACAAATCGTAGATGGCAACAACGCTTGGAACAAGTTGGTTAATAACGACACTGGTCGCATGCACGGTGATGTTGTTACTAATGGTTGTATCACTGGCCGCTGCGCTCATCGCAACCCAAACATGGGTCAAGTCCCTGCTGGTTACTCACCTTACGGTAAAGAATGCCGTTCTTTTTTTCATGCTCCTATGGGTTGGCAGCTACTTGGTATCGATGCCAAAGCGTTAGAGCTGCGTTGTCTTGCTGGATATCTAGCCATTTGGGATGGCGGTGAGTACGCCAAGCTTGTTGTTAATCCTGAATCAGATATCCATACAATCAACCAGGAACTATTTGGCGTAGCTACCAGGGATATTTCCAAGCGTTTGCTTTATGGATTGTTGTATGGAGCTGGTGCACTAAAGGCTGGTACGATTGTGGATCCGAATGAAAAAGATGAAACAGTTCTGCGTCAACTAGGAAGAACTGCAATCAATTCATTCATGAAAGGTGTACCTGCATTGCGTCACCTCAAAGAACAAATTGAGAATACACTTGCAGAACGTACGTATTTGATTGGGCTCGACGGTCGTCATTTGTATTGTCGCTCAGCGTTTAAAGGATTGAATGTGCTGTTGCAATCAGCAGGCGCAATCCTTATGAAGCAAGTTGTTATTACAATTCAAAACAACATTACCAATAACCTGGGCCTAGTGTATGGAGAAGACTGGGAACAAATGCTGATGATCCATGATGAAGTTCAGTTGGCTGCCAAGCCGGAACACATCTTAAAAATCCAGGAGCAAGCAATGGCTGCGTTCCCACAAGCACAGGAATTCTTTGGGTTCAGGTGTTTGATTGAAGGCGACTCTCGTGTAGGATCCAACTGGTCTGAGACGCATTAACCATTCATAAGAATGGGTGTCCGTCCTAGGCATGACGTTAAACTGCTGTAACACTATCCTTTTGATCCCATGAACTTTTGTTGCATCTGCGCACAGCTGGGTGAAAACCCACGCGAAGTTTTTACCAGCGCATCCTCAACTGCAATTCGTTGCTCCGTCATCCTTCCTCCAGTTGGAAACAAAGCACCTACCACAATTGAATACAACATCTACGGAAAACAATCCGAGCGTTTCCAGCGACTGCATAAAGGAAACCTCGTCTACATTCACGGCGCCAAGCTACGTTATGATCTCGAATCCAAAACGTATTCGCTACATGGAGGAGTTGTTGCAGAGGTTACGGATACATTCCCAATCCTCAACTCAATCGTATTGACTGGTCGTTGTGTTAAAGACATTGATCAGTCTGATGCACGTGCATTTAAAACAATGGATGATGGCTTGATGCTTGCTCATCAAAGCATCTCAGTTAATACAGGTAAAGGCCAAGCGGATCTGTTTAATTTCTATGCAATCAACAACGCAACAGACAAGTTTAATCAGGCAGAACTGCTGGTAAATTTCACCAGGAAAGGCACGGGCATTACAATCCACGGGCGGTTGATTACCGATCGTTTCAAAGATAAGAACACTCATGAGATTCGTAACATCTCCAAGATTCAGTTAATCAATATGACCTTGGCTCCCAAAGGGGCAGATGGTAGTGCGCCTAAGCCTGTAGCACCGCAAACAACTGTGGCATCGGCAGGTGAGGTAACATCCCTCTGGGGTGGCCGCACTGCTGAGGAGAACAATGATCCTTGGAACCAAGCATCAGGTGGCGGTCTGCCTGAAATCCCTGGTCAATACGGACAAGCCCCCAACCTCGACGAGATTCCTTTCTGATGGCGATTCGGTTTTCCTACTCGGATGAAGATCTAAGTATTTCATTTGAGTCCCAAGCTGTTACTACGGATGAGGTGGTGTCTCACTTCATCCAGTTTCTTTCAGCAATGGGGTATGCCCGTGAAAGTATTCATGAGGCCATGCAAGAAATCGTTGATGAACACGACGATTACTTGAAGAATCTTGACAAAGAAAAAGCTCGGCTGCCTTTTGATGTAGACTGAGTCACGCCTTGGGATGGCGCTAAAAGCATCCATCGTTCTACTACGAACTGAACTGTGACCCAAACACCGCTTGACATGATGAGTGAAGAATGGATGGATAACATCCAGGCTGAAGCTCAAACCGAACCACCTTCTCTAAAAACTCTCAACAAAATGACTGTGAAAAAAACTTCTGCTCTTGCTACACGCGGTCTGGAATCTTTCAAGATGTTCCAGTCCAAAGAATTTGTATCGGGTTACCAGAACCTGGTCACTATCCAACCACTGAACAAGTCCAAGACTCGTGGTTGGTTTGTGCGTAAGTCTGATCTGGATACCTGCGGTTGGACCGCAACTGAAGATCAGTTTGCCAAGGGTTCAGTTATTTGGAACTACAAGCAAACTTTTGGTATGGCTCCCAACACTTCAATTGAAGAAGGGTTGAATTTTGTTGAGCCTCGCCTTCAAGTGCTGTTGCGTTCTCCCCTGATGGTTGAAGAAACCTCTGGAATGCGCCAAGTGATTGGTTCGTTTGACAATCCGAATGTCAAAGAATTGTTTGAGGCTGACAAGATTGCATCCGATCTTGCCAACAGCAAAGGTGAAATGTACAAGCGCAAGTACAGCGTGCGTACCAAATACCTGGTGTATGTACTGACCCAGGACAACAAGCGTGCCCATAAGATTCCTATGGTGCTGACGTTGAAAGGCCTGAATGGTACAGACGTTTCTGAAAAGATTCGTCTGTATGAAAAGGAAATGTCCAAGTGCCTGAGCAAAGCACTGGACTCTGAAGTGCCCCTGGCATTCAATGAAAAGTTCTATGCCACTACGGTGTTCTGCCCTGTGCTGGCAAATGAAATGCGCGGTGCCAACAACGTTGAGATCTGCGCCATTGAATCCTTTGACATCCCTGATTACAGCTCCCAGGAAGATGCAGTCGAATCTTTGAATCGTCTGTCAATTCCTGATGAAGATCGGGAGTCAACCTGGAAGTATCAAGAGATGTTTCAGGACTACATCAACGTCCATGCCAAGCAGGACTCAGACAAACTCGGTGGTGCCTATGGCATCAAGGAAGGTGTTGAGATTTTGCCTGTGTCCCGCACCATGGATCCAGTGGATGTCAAAGCTCTACCTTCTCGCGATGAAATCACTGGTGAGGACAGCAGCCTTAGCTGATGGAATCAGTGGTGTCCTTGATCTTGCTTGAGTAATTCTCCTGCATTAGATCAAGGGCATCATTAACTAAACCTTTGATAGCTATCTGCCGTGTTGTTGCAATCTTAGTTAACAGCACGGCAATTTCTTTTAACTCACTAAGTGATGTGCATTCATTTATTGTTCTAAACATTTTTTCTTGCCAAAACAAATCTTCTGCAGATGATTCGAATTTCAACATGCGATTAAATCGTTTAGTTTTATTTTAACCATGTTATTTAAACTTATTTGAAACCAATGGATTGTATTAAGGATTACCGCCATGAAGCCTGAACACAAAGCTGTTCTAAAAGTCGGAGGTTCTTTTGGTCTACTTGGCGCAGTTTATCTTGCTTTTGCGGGCACTCCTGTGTCATGGGCTGTCCTTGCTTACGGAACGTACCGTGTATCGCGGGCAGCGTACCAGGATGCCAAAGGCCGTGCTACCATCCGGGAAGACGACAGCTGCTGGCACGTCTGATCTAACTCAACCCTCAACTCAATCATGACTACTCAAACTGTTCTTGAACTCAACGCTGCACAAGCCAGCATCTACACTCGTACTAACATTCGTCGTGCGTACCAGGATTTTGATGACTCCGAGATTGCTGGCATTGGTGTGCGAGGCGACAATTGTATTGTTGTGCGTCGCGATGGTAGTGAGCAGACTTATGACAGGCAGTTGATTAAGACTGCGTTTAACTCCTATACTCACCGTTTAAAAGATTTCTTCTCGTACCTTGGCCCTCATTACCGTGGCCCTAGTGTATGGCGTAACAATGCTTACGTATTGTTTAAAGGATGGACCTACACTCATGCCCTTGGACACACAACATCCCATGCAAAACTCCAAGCCCACTGGGCAGACAAATTTATACACCTATCCGACCCCGTCAAACTCACCACGCTTCTCCAGTCGGACCAAACGGATCTGGGACATCTGGTTGCGCCGGATGGGATTTGGAATCCGTCTGGGCCAATTGACATGGAGTCTGACCTGGAGGAAAACGCCTCAAGCGTTCCGTCCAGCACTCGTGAACCTTACTGCTCATGTGGGTCCTTTCAGCGTCAACTTCTTAATGTTTCATTATTCCAGGAGGAAATACAGGGATTCAAACCCTGGTGCATTCATTTGACTTGGTTCCAGAAATATAGGGAACTGCTTTGCAAACGTACTGAGATTCGTAATGCTGCACATAGTGGTGTGTCTGACAAGTGCGTGGCTTGGTGGTACGCACCTCCTGTTGACTCCAACAGTGACGGACGTTTCGTATTGCTTCACACCAAGTCAGGTGCGCAAGCACCGCTTAGCCATTGGCGTACTTACAAACCACAGGAGGTCCTGACACAGAACGATGCATGGGACCTGTTCTTCAATATGATGGAGGCGGGCTACATTCCATTCCCTGGAACCTCACTACCACAACTCAAGGAGGCCGTCAAGAAATCATGAACTGGGTCAACAACCTACAAATTGAATACGTAGAAGAGCCTGATGGTTCCGGTACAATTGTTATTGAGTGGGATGAGAACGACTGCTCACTGGAACAATGGATGTCATGGGGTGAAGAAAAACAAAAACAATTTATTCTTGATGCGCTTACTTTTGCTGTATCTGACGCACTAAACAACAATGAAACTTGATTCATGCGGGTTACCAGAAGATCAATTCATTGAGATCTTTCAGAAGAAAGCCCAGTTCTTAGGCAAACTATTAACAACATTTCATCCAGGGACGCAGACCATCATGGATGAGAAGATTGCCTGGGAGATGTTCCAGGAATGTGTCTATGCCGCTGAAGCAGAGGCACGGGACATTGTTGATCCTGAAGGCAAAGATGATCCTTATGGTCCCAAGATGTTTATCTCCCGTGAGGATATGATGCTTGAGATTAAGTCTGTCAATGCCAAGGTTGAGTCATTAACTGATTACATTTCTATTCTGCTTAAAGCAGAGAAATGACGATGCGTCCTGGTCATGACGTTAAACTGACCTTAACCAAATCCATCAATCAACTCATGTTTGAATCCATCCTTGGCATTGTTCTTCCCGTCATTAAAGATTTGTTGTGGGCAGCGGCAAGCATGGCGCTGATTTATTTAATCAACAAGATTCAATCCAACTTCCAACACATTTGAATTATGACTCAAATCACATCAACTAAACTCAACGAGCTTAGTGTCATCAAACTTTACGAGCACTACAATGCTCTTGAAAAATCACTGCCTTTACTTACTCCTGAGTCCCAGGACTTGGCAAAAGCAGAGCTTGAGAGTTGCGCCAACCTACGGTCTGAAAAAATTGATCGTATCTATTACGCCATGGCGGCGCATGACGACGCCTTGGAACGCATCAAGAAAGAAACTGAACTCATTACGCAAGCCAAGCGTCACCACGAATCCCAATTGCGGTCCCTCAAGGGGTTGTTAAACTGGCTGAAGCGGTCACTGCCATTTGATACCAACAAAATCACTGGCCGCAACTATCAGTTTACACTTGTAAAGAAGAGGGAGTTAACGGTTGAAGTCTCGTCGGATCCAGACGTTTGGAGTTCTGAACACAGGCAGCTCTACTGCGTTGAAGAACAAGTCACCACAACTAAAGAAATTGTGCTACGTTCAATGTCAGGAGAAGTTCTTTCCACAAGAACAGAACCTGTCACCAAAACTAAAGTACTCCCAAACCTCGATGCCATCCGCGACGCCTACCAAGCCGGACAACTTTTACCAAGTGGGGTCAAGGTCTGTCAAGAGTACAGCATCCGTTCTAAGCGAATCTATGTCGAGCCCCACGTGGAACTACAAGCATCCGAGTATCCAGGACAATTTCTACCTGAAGATTGAAGCGCCATCCAATGTGGATGATGCCAAGATCAAAATGAACTGCCATCAACACGCAGTAAAAGACTTTGATCTTCAGCTAGAAATGAATGATCTTGAGATCGATATGCTCAAAGATCAGGATCAGGTACTGCCGTACAACGAAACGCGTGCGGATGAATTAGATCAAAAGAAACTTAAGTTGCTCCTCGGTAAGAGGTTTCATCAAAATGCTATGAATGCTTATTGGTATTACTTGGCTAAGATGGGTAAATAACTTAAGGCTATACGGGGTGTTCCATGGGGGGAGATTCAGTTCTCAATAGTTTGATTGCTGGTTTTACTCAGGATGGGACACCTCTTTCTGCGTTGATTGGTTCCAAGCAGGAGTTTGGAGTTGTCATCCTTACTGCCGCCATGCTTGCAAATGAAAACCTTGCAGGCCAAATGACGGCAGAAGAAATGGTAGATGGTGCTATCAATTACTACAACGTAATCCAAGAACGTCTTGGTTACTACCAGCAACATCAAGCCCATTCACTGGAACGACTCATGAATAACTGATATAGTGACTGGGTCCTTCCAGTTATTGATGGAACCAGTTACTGTGCCAAAACTAACGGTGTCATTTGCAATTGACATTGAAGTGGAGTATGACTCTTTCGGTGGTAAAACGCCGCAGGATATTGCAATTGCGCTCCAGGATGAGATTGATGATCTCCTCTACGAAGCAAGCCCCACTGTGTCTTCTGTATTCACTTCTATTACCGCACTGGATTCCAATGACTGACGACCTCGCAATCAAACTTAAAACTGCTGGGGCTTTTGATACGCCTTGGCTCAAAGAACAACTCCGCAACTGGAATGTTATTGCTGAGCAAAAGAAAGCGGACTTTACTGAGCACATGTATGAGTGCTCTGGACGCCAGCACCCACAGCATCCCATGCACGGCCTCTACACCGGTCTGTGGGAAGCCTTCTGCTTGAATGAGGCAGGTCCGTACTGCCGGGAAAAGTACTTCCAGATGGTGGAAGCAGTGCGTCAATACGAAGCTGGTTTGCTGCCAGCGGTTGCGCTTGACACAGAACCCATGGTAGTTATATCTTAAGCTTTATATTGAACACAGCTGTTTCAAAGCACATCACAATGCGGGTGTGCTTTTTCTTTTATGGACCATCCCCACGAACCCATCAATGCCATCAAAGAATGGCAAGAGTGGTACCGCACTCACGCCGTTGTCGCTTCCATGGATGAACCTTTAATGTCTAAAGACTCGCGTGAAAATTTGCACGACACCTCCAAGGCTACGTATGAGATGCCAGACTGGCGGTCGTTCTACAAAGAACTTGCCGAAGTTAATATTGAACCTGCCGAGGTAGATAACAACATTTATCTACAGAAAGCAATCGAACACTTCAGTGACACTCTTTGTGAATTTATGTATGAATTAACTGGTGAACAGTTCTACAAAGCATTTTTGATTGCAGCTACAAATGTAGCCAAGAGTGCACAAGATGATTACCTCAAATGCAAAACATTAGTTGATCTTATTGAAGGCAATGAAAAAACAAAAGCGAGTTGATTATCCAGCTTGGATATGCCACACGTGTGGCGTAAAGTATGGCGCCTGGTACAAGAACGGAACTTATATTGGGCCGGAGAATTGTTCTACACACCACATGGGAACTTGTGGTGTGTGTAATGAAGCCAATGTAAGTGTCACTGAGCCACGAGACTACGGCCACTTACGTGCTGAGTGGAGGCAAGAAAAATCAAATTAAAAATCAAACAGCACGTAACTTTAAACAATAATTATGTTGCAAACACCCTTGCCGGCTGTTCAGGCGAGACGACGTAGGCGTCCCACCCTTCAGGCAGCTCACCGACGTAGTTGACGTGCCAGCCGTCAAGCAGTACAGGCGGGGTGATCACCTTGCCGGTCTCGGGGTCGTAGGTGCCGCCTTTGTAGATGGGGCCGATCACATCCAGGGCGTGCGTGTGGCTGGCGGTGAGCATCACGGTGTCGCCGTCTTCATTGGTGGTGGTAAGGCCAGCAGCATCCAGCGCAGCCATGCCGGTGGATTCGTCGGGGAAGCGGATGTAGTGCGTCATTGCGTGATCGCCTGCAAAGTGCTGTTGGCAAGGCGTTGGGGCCAGAAGGTGATGCGTTTTATGGTGCCGTTGAAGTATGAGCTGGATACAGTTTCAAAACCAATCCGAGCCGTAGTTACCAAAGGCATGGATCCAGTAGCACTGGTTGCAACCGTTGATCCTGCAAGAACCACCCCAAAATCATTTGCCTTGAATGCTGCGGCAGTTTTTCCTGATTGGCCGGGGGTGTAAGCATTTGTTGTAGTTGAAACTGATGAAACGCCACCGCTAACAACGTTCAGTCGGATTGTCTTTGCGCCTGGCAGCCTGTACTGCAAACCGATGTAGTTGTTATTTGTGCCGTCGTCAAAGTACGCGGGATTGGGCCAATGGCTTCCTGTGCTTGGATCACACTTCCACTCCGCAAACACCGTCCCCTCATCCTGCCGGTACCAGGAGCTGAAGTTTGCCCCCGTGATGCTGGCAACGTCCGCGTTGCGGGTGGCTGCGGCGGTGGTGGTGGGGATGTAGCTGGTGGCAAAGGCGCCGGCTTCTAGTTGGGCGCCCCAGAGGTGAACAGTAGTGCCGTAAGTGGCTGGACTAAATCTATAAGGATAGGGGCGAACAAGAACACAGCCAACTGGTGTCGTGAATGTATATGTTACCCTTCGCCATTCCGTTGTTACCGGCGTAATGCTAGGCGCAATGTCTGCTGCAATAAATGCCCCGTTTGTATCATCTCTTACGGCAAACCTAAAATCAGCCGCTGCCATTGTTCCTAGCTTGACGTAAAAGCTCCATGTGTAAGCAGTGGAAGCTAGGCAGGCTACTGCTTGGAAGATTGCAGGGGTGCCAGATACAGTCGTAAAAGTATCTGCCGTAAGAGTTCCATTTGGAGCAATTTGTGCATTAGGAGTGACCGTAGCGATTGAAGGGGCTGGTGGATTCCAAGTCGCATTATCAAACTCCTCACTCCGCAGCAGCAGGTTCGTCCTCTGCTCCTCCACCAGCAGGCCCAGGCTTTCGCCGGTCGTGGGGTTGTGGTCGAAGCGCGGGGCCGAGTTGGTTGCGCTGGTGGTGGGGATGTATTCACCCACGGTGGAGGCTTGCTCTAGTTGGGCGCCCCAGAGGAAGATGGTGCCTGTGCCGTTACCTTGATAGAAGCTGGAGGAAGCGGTTGCTGTTCTGATTTGAACTGTATTGCTGGCAGTCGCCGTAGCTGTCGCTGTCGCTGAAC